ATTGTTAAAAGTATTTCTATATTTTATATATGACCTATGATTATTTAGAAGAAAATCCATCTTGCGGAAGGTGGATTTTTTTTCTTTTCTAGTGTTTTTGTGGAATATTAACCAAATATTTTACATTTACGAGAAAAAGAAGTTATTTTAGAATAAATTTTATGATAATCAACAATATTTCAAAGGTAAGAAACGAGAAAAATCATAGTCTTAGAAAGTTAGCATACAAAACTAAACTAAGCAAAAGTACTCTTTTTAGGCTGGAGAACAACGACACAGTACTTGATCTAGTAAAGCTAGAAAAAATTGCTATAGCTTTAGATTGTAGAATAACTGACTTGTTTGATTCTGAATACAAATAGCGTCCCGTAATGTGGGACGAATAGACAAAATGGCAATAAATGGAAGTATAATATAAATAAGGTATAGAATTTTATGAAAATTAGTATTATAATATATCTACATAGAACGTAAGTTCGATATTATTAAGCTGTTTTGGGGGAGATGCTATGGACTATATAACAAAATTAAAAGAAGAAATAATAATTTTGTTAAAACAAAATAAAGATATTGATACACTGGGGTTAGTTTATCAATATTTAACAAAGAAAAATAAAAAAAACGAGGAAAATAAAAAGTAGGTGCATAGCACCTATTTTTTTTCTGATTCTTTAAACACATCTATTAAATCTTTAATTACCTCAATTTGTCTATCATTTAGATCTAGAAGCATTTCTGTTAATTCAAATAGATTTTCTTCTTTTTCTAAATTTCCAACTATATTTGCAAGTCTAATATGTTTGGAATTAGTTTCATACATACCATCCTCTCCATTAATCAGCCAATCTTTATTAATGTGGAAAATATTACATATGCTATAAATAATATCATCACTTATTTTAGCTCTAGCTTTCTCAATATTATATACAGCATCTTCACTTTTATTTACTATTTTTCCAAACTCTCGTCTTGAAAGCTTTTCTTTCTTTCTTATGAATTCAATTCTTTTACCAATATCTTTTTCATTTACATCATTCATATCTTGCCTCCAATTATATTTAAAAGTTTTTATTTTATTAATATACAATAATTGTAACATATTAATAGAAAAAAATAAACGAGAAAATTGTAAGAAGTCGTTAATGAGATAAAAATATCAACGACACAAAACGAGAAATAATAATTAAAAATGTTTAAAAATCCGTTGACTAACGTAAAAAAATGGAATATAATGTATATATAAACGAAAAACAACGAAGGAGGTAATTAGATGACTAGATATGAAGAAAGACTAAAAATAGCATCAGATTTACAAGGACTTAATAAAGAAAATTACAATACGGTTCTTAAAATTATAAAAGCTTTTCAAGTTTCTGAATCAGCAAAAATTTTAGGGATAGACCCATCTAAACTTTCTGAATTAGTAAAAGAAAAAGAAAGCCAGCAAGTTTAAGGTTAGGTGATTATCATGACAGAATCAATGGAAGTAAAATACAACAAAAATAGTATTTTACGTGCTGGGTATGGAATAATACCCAAAGTTGTTATGAGAGATAAAAATCTTTCAATAGAAGCAAAAGCAATTTATGCATATTTAACAGCTTTTGCTGGAGATAAAAAAACATGCTATCCAAGTCGAGATTTAATGTGTGAAGAGTTAGGAATATCTATTAATAGATTTACTAAACATCTAAAAACATTAAAAGAATCGGGATACATAAAAGTAGAAAGAATAAAATCAGGCAATTTAAAGGCAAAAAACATATATGAAATAATAATGGATGAAAGAGACCGATGTATTAATTTTAGAGATATCGAAAATAAATATCACGAAAATAAAGATATCGAAAATGAATATCTCGAAAACGAATACACTAATAATAACAGTCTTAATAATAACAGTCTTAATAATAACAGTGTTAATAATAACAGTATCAATAAAAAAGAAAAAAAGAAAAAAAAGACTGATTTAGATGTTCTTATAAATGAGTATACTTCTAACTCTTTCTTACAGGAAACAATAATAGATTTTATGAAAATGCGAAAGAGCATTAAAAAGCCTGTTACAGAAAGAGCCTTAAAAGGAATACTAAATAAACTAGATAAGTTAGCAACAACAGATGATATCAAAATTAAAATACTGGAAAACTCAATTGAAAACTGTTGGCAAGGAGTTTTTCCGTTAAAAGACAACTTCGGCAATTACAACTCAAATAAATATCAAGATAACAACAATTCAAACTCAGTAGAGGACTTACAAAAACACCAAGGTTATATAGATCCCGAAAAAATGAAACCAGTAAGTCAAGATGACTTAGATGAAATAGACGAATTACAAAGAGAATTAGATGAAATGGGAGGCGGCAAAATAGAAGAATGGCTATAGAATATCAATGCAAGAAGTGTAGAGATTTAGGATACATTTTTCAGGAAGATGAAAAAGGCTATACTGTAGCTACTCCTTGTGAGTGCATTGAAAAAAGACAAATAAAAGAGAAGCTAGAAGGATGTGGCCTAACAGATTCTTTTAAAAAGAAAACTTTTTCTACTTTTAAAACAGATACAGAGCATCAGAAACAGGCAAAATTACGAGCTATGAGCTACTGTAAGAAGTTTAAAGAAGAAAAAGGTAGTTTCTTATTAACTGGAAATCCTGGAACAGGGAAAACACATTTAGGAATTGCAATAATTATGCAACTTGTAAATCAAAATGTAGGATGTAGATATGCTGAATATATCAGTTTAATTATGCGTTTAAAACAATGTTGTATGGATCCAATTAATTACAATAAAGAGATAAACGAATATAAAAATTGCACTGTACTATTTTTAGATGATTTACTTAAAGGTCAGACAAGTGAAGCTGATAGAAAGTATATCTATGAAATAATAAATTATCGTTACATGACAGAAAAATCAATTATAGTAAGCACAGAAAAATCATTAAATGAATTAATGGATTATGATGCTGCTATAACTAGTAGAATTATAGAAATGTGTGGAAAAAATATAATTGACTTTAAAAATGTACCGAATATGAGATTACAAAAGGGGGTTTAAGAAGTGCCACGCAACACATTGGGTGACCTAAACAATCATTTATTCGCTCAATTAGAACGTTTAAATGATGAAGAGATAACTGGAGAAAAATTAGAAGATGAAATTATAAGAAGTAAAGCAGTTATAGGAGTTTCAAAACAAATTATTGCCAATGCAAATGTTGTATTAAAAGCAAAATCCATAGAATTAGAATATGGTAAAAACAATGAAAAAGAAATGCCTAAAATGCTAGAAGGTGGTGAATAATGAGCGAAAAACCACATAAATGGAGTGAAGAAGAAAAAAAGTATCTTGGGGAAATTACTCCAGGAAAACATCGCAAGGAAATACTTGATTTAATGAACGAAAAGTTTGAGTATAATTTTAATTTAGCTCAAATAGAAAGTGCAATTAAAAGATTTGGCTATAATACAGGATTTAACGGCCAATTTAAAAAAGGACATAAAACCTGGAATAAAGGCACAAAAGGGCTTACAGGAATAAATAAAACTTCTTTTAAAAAAGGGCATAAACCTTGGAATAAAAAAGAAGTGGGCAGTGAAAGAACTGACGTTGAAGGATATATCTTAGTTAAAGTAGATGAACCTAGTGTATGGAAATTAAAACATAGGATTATGTATGAAAAATATCATAATGTTAAGTTAACACAGGATGATGTAATAATATTTGCAGATCAAAATAAATCAAATTTAGAAAAGGATAATTTAATTTTGATTACTAAAAATCAATTATTAAAAATGAATCAAGATAAATTGATTTTCAATGATAAAGAATTAACTAAGACAGGTGTAAATATAGCAAAGTTAATAATAAAGACAAAAGAAAAGAAAGAAAAGATGGAAGGGAAAAAAGAAAATGAATAATGTGGTTTTAGTAGGTCGATTAACAAAGGACCCAGAGTTAAGATACATACCAAATTCTGGAACACCAGTTGCTACTTTTACAATGGCAATAGATAGAGACTATAAGAAAAAGGATGGAACAAAGGAAACAGATTTTATACCAATAGAGGTTATAGGTGGACCAGCAGAATTTTGTGCTAACTACTTATCAAAAGGAAGATTAATAGCAGCACAAGGAAGCATCAAAGTAGATAGATATCAAACTCAAGAAGGTGAAAATAGAACGTTTACAAAAGTAAGTGTAAGAAATGTACAAGCATTGGATTATGCAAAAGACAATAGTAGTAAGCCTGATTTTGAACCAACTACAGGGTTAGATCCTAATGGTTTTCACGAAGTAGATGATGAAGAAATACCTTTTTAGAAAGGAGTGAAAATAGATGACAAAAGATAAAGCATGTTGTTATGACTGTTTATATATGAAAAATGAAAGAGGTATAACAAGTTGTAGAAAAACAAACAAGGAAGTAGTAAATCCATTTGATAAAGTTTGTAAGAAATTCAAATGCTTTCAATGTACTAAGCATGAAAGAGAGGAATGTCAATGTTATACGAACTTTTAAAAATATTGATAGCTTTTTATGCTGGATTTTTCTTAGGAGTTTGTTGGTTTGCAATGAATAACGATTAGGGGGGAAGGTAAATGAGTATAGGGGGATTTCGTTAGAGAAAAGCGACTTTACATGAAGAAAAGCAGAAGTAATTTAGCAAAAGATGTAGGAGTTACAGAAAGTTATATAGCAAAACTAGAGAATGGAGTTATAACAAATCCTACTCTAGTAGTACTAAAAGGACTTTCGAAAGCTTTAAATGTATCACCATTAGAGTTTTTTAAATAAGAGAAAGGATGTAATGTATATCATGGTAAAACAAACAATTAATTTTTTATCAAATACATTTCCTGAAATTTACTCTAATTTTTATTTGAACTATTTAAAACAATATTCTGAAATTCATAATATTAAAAAGACTGAATTAAAAGCATTAGTTTTTTTAAAAGGTAATGAAAAAATAAATATGACAGAATTATGTTCAAAGTTAAATATAGAAAAAGGCAGTTTAACTAGTTTAATAGATAATTTAAGTAAAAAAGGATATGTTTGTAGAAAGAAAACTATTAAAGATAGAAGGGAATATATAATAGTGCTAACTGAACAAGGAAATGAAATCGCTATTGATTTTATAGAAAAGTTGAGTACTAACTTAGAGAAAAAATTTAAAAAATTAAATAAAAAAGATAGAAATAATTATTTAGTTGCTATAAAAGTTCTAGAAAAATTATCAGATATTTAGATTAAATAGGGGGAGAAAATTTGAAAAATATAAAATTAAAACAACTATCAATAAACAATTTTAAAGGCATATCAAAATTAGACATAAATTTCAAAGATATCACAACAATATCAGGCCAAAATGCAACTGGAAAATCAAGTATTTTTGATGCTTTTACATGGTTATTATTCGATAAAAACAGTAAAGGAGATAGCAAATTTGAGTTAAAACCTTTAGATGAAAATAACGAATATATAAGAGGTTTAAATCCTCATGTAACAGGCATCTTAGAAGTAGATGGATTAGAAGTAAAACTATCAAAAGAATATAAAGAAAAATGGACCTCTAGAAGAGGAGAAAGCGAAAAAGTATTTGATGGGAATACAACAAAATATGAAATTGATGATATTCCAGTTAAAAAATCAGATTATAACAAGCAAATAAATGAAATAGCAGACGAAGAAACATTTAAATTATTAACTAACCCTTTTCATTTTCCTTCTCTTAGTTGGAAAGAACAAAGAAAAGTCATCTTAGAAGTTGCTGGAGGGAATATATCAGTATATGATGTTGTAAAAACTGATAAAGATTTAAATTTAGTAAAACAAGATCTAGAAAAAGAAGATGTATCAAAGCTAATAGACAGTAAAAAAGGTAGCATTAAAAAACTAAGAGAAAATAAAAAGTCAATTCCTTACAAAATCGAGGAATTAATGGAAACAGTAGTTGATTTAGATGTAAAAGAAGTTGAAAAAGAAATAGCATTTAAAGAAAGTAAGTTAAAAGATATAGACAATAAAATAAGCGATATAGCTAATAGTAGTAAAGAATTATTAGCTAAAAGAAATGAAGTAATGAAAAAAATAAGTGAAAATGAAAACTTAATCGAAGAAGAAAGACAAGCAGATAGAAAAGATTATGACACTAAAGTAAGAGCTTTAGAAGAAGAAAGAAGAAAAGAAGAAAAAGATTTATATTCACAACAACAAATGAAAAATGAATGTGAATATAAAATAGATGGATTAACTAGAAAGCTTGAAATACTAAAAAATGAAGCTGCTAAATTAAGAGAGCAATTTAGTGTAATCCAAGCCGAGAAAGTTGATTTTAGTAGTGTGAAAACTGAATGCCCTACTTGTAAACGACCTTTTGATGAAGCAGACATAGAAGAAAAACAAGCAGAATTAGAGAAAAACTTCAATCTTGATAAGGCTAGAAGAAAAAAAGAAGTAATAGAAAAAGGCAAAATTAAGGTTAAAGAGCAAGAAGATGTTCAAGAAGATATCGAAAATTACACTTTAAAGCTTTCTGACATAGAAAATAATATAAACATCAAAAAAGAAAAAATAAATCAGCTAGAAAGCAAAATAGAAGGTATTTCTTATACTTCTAGTGATGCAACAAAAGAAAAAATATTGAAACTAAAAAGAGAAAATAACAAGCTTTTAGACAGTTTAGGAACAAGTGAAACATCTTCAGATAATTCAGCACTTCTAAATGAAAAAGATAAAATCAATAGAGAATTAAAAGAATTATATAGTCAACTAGGAGCAGTTGAAAATAACAAGAAAGTAAATCAAAGAATAGAAGATCTAAAAGCAGAAGAAAAGCAAATTGGAGTAGAAATAGCAAGACAAGAAGGTCTTATCATGTTATATGAAAGATTTATAACTAAAAGAGTAGAACTTTTAGAAAAAAATATAAATAAACATTTTAAGAATGTAAGCTTTAAATTATTCTCTACTCAAGTTAATGGAGCTATTGCAGAAACTTGTGAGGCAACTATAAATGGAGTTCCATTCTCTAATGCAAATACTGCAGGTCAAATAAATGCGGGTATAGATATAATAAATACTTTGTCCGAGTATTTTGAATTAGTCGCACCTATATTTATTGACAATAGCGAATGTGTAAACAAAATAGCAGATACAAGAGGACAGTTAATTAAGTTAGTAGTTACAGAAGATAAAGAAATAAAAATAAGTGAATAGGTGTAAATAATGAAATGGAGCACAGAAGAAGAAAAATTTTTAAAAGAAAATTATACAGTAATACCTGACGAAGAAATAGCAAGATATTTAGGACGAACATTATCTTCGGTTAGAGGAAAGGTTAATTTTGAAAAAGCTAAGAGACATAAACAAGATAGATTGACTAAGAAAAATAACTATCTGACAGAAGAGCAAAGGAAAGAAAAAGTTAAACGCATATTGTTACTAGCAACAGGAGTTTTATTAGATTAGGAGAGTGACGAGTATTGAAAAATCAAATAATTAAACAATCTCAAAATATTGCAGAAAAACCTAAAACTGTTACAGACGAAGTTTTAGAAAGGGTAAGAGAGTTACAAGCAAGTAAAGAATTAGTAATACCAGAGAATTATGCAGCACAAAACGCTTTAAAATCAGCTTATCTAATCTTACAAGAAACAAAAGATAAAAATAAAAGATGTGTATTAGAAACTTGTACAAAAGTAAGTATAGCAAATTCTCTTTTAGATATGATTATTCAAGGATTAAGTCCTTCGAAAAAGCAATGTTACTTTATTCCACATGGAAATAAACTCCAACTAACTAAAAGCTATATGGGAACTATAGCTGCAGCGAAAAGAAGTAAATATATAAAAGATGTGAAAGCTTATTGTATCTATGAAGGTGATGAAGTTGAGTTTGAGTATAAAAATGGAAATATAAATGTAATAGATTATAAACCTGATTTAAAAAATATAGATAACTCAAAGATAATAGGAGCATTTGCTGTTGTTATAGGAGAAGAAGGGGTTTTACATACGGAATATATGAGTATGGCACAAATAAAAACATCATGGGCGCAAGGACCAACAAAAGGTAAAAGTCCTTCACATATAAATTTCCCAGATCAAATGGCTAAAAGAACTGTTATAAATAGAGCTTGTAAATTATATATAAATACATCAGATGATAGTGAGTTATTTGCAAGTGCATTTAATAGAAGCCCTTATTCAGATGATGAAGATGTTGTAACATTCCAAAATGAAGCTTTTGAAAGTGAAATAACAGAAAAAGCTAATAAAAAAACAATAGATATAGATGAAGTAGAGCAAATGGAAGCAGAAATAATTGATGAAGATACGAAAATAGATGCTGAAGTTGTAGAAGAAACTCAAGAGGAAGAAGATTGTCCGTTTTAAAAGTTTTAGCAAGTGGGAGCAGGGGTAATTGCTATTTACTTATTACTCCTGATGAAACTCTAATAATTGAAGCAGGTATCAAATATAAAGAAATTTTAAAAGGTCTTAATTACAAAATTGACAAAGTTGTTGGATGTTTAGTTACTCATGAACATAAAGATCACTCTAAATCAATTAAAGACTTAACAGAAAATGGAATAGATGTATATTCAGCTAAGGGGACTTTTGAAAAGTTAAACATAAAAAACTATAGGACTAAAATAGTAAAAGCTAACAAAAGGCAACAAATAGGAAATTTTACTATTTTACCGTTTGATGTTCTTCACGATGCAGAAGAACCTTTAGGATTTCTTATAAAACATCAGGACATAGGAACTTTGTTATTTATAACTGATACTTGCTACTGTGAATACAACTTCAAGAATGTAAATAGTATCTTGGTTGAATGTAACTATATCAAAGAAAATTTAGAAGAATACTGCATAGAAACAAGTTTAAGTGCTCGTATAAAAGAATCACATTTTGAACTTGAAAATGTAATTGACTTTCTAAAAGCTAGTGATTTAAGTAAGACAAGAAATTTGATGTTATTACATTTAAGTGACAAACACGGAGATAGTCAAATAATGAAAGAAAAGGTAGAAGAAGCTACTGGAATACCTGTTTTAATAGCAGAAAAAAGCACAGAAATTATATTTTAGGGGGTAAAAGATGATAAAAGCAATCGTAAATAATGGAAAAGTAGAGGTAAACATAAAAGGTGAAGACAGAGCAAAAATGTTGACTGAACTAGCATATTTAAACTATGGAGTTCTAAAAGGAATGGCAGATGAATGTGATATAAGTGAAACAAAATTATTAAAAATCTTAACTACATCAATAGAAAAAATAATACAACTAAGAAGTAAAGATATAAAAATCAAATCACATACTGAAACAGAAGAAACAAACATAGAAGAAGCTTTAAAAGGTGCAATAGAAAAGCTTGCAGAGTTATTAAAAGACAAGGAGTAACTATGAAAGAAAGAGTAGGAAATATAAGAAAGATAGATAAATTAGGAAGAGTATCTATACCTGCAGAATTAAGAAGATTGTTACACATAAATAGAGAAACTCTTCTGACAGTAGAGTATGATTCAATTTTAAAAGAAATAAGAATTATACCTTTAAAAGAAGAAAATTAACTAATAAATATCCTAGGAGGCGTAAAACCTCCTGGGGCTATGAAAAGGTGATGAATATGGGAGGCAAAATAGCAACTGATTTAGAAATAAGAAAGTTAAAAAGATTGTATAAAAAAGGTTATAGTGCATTAGAAATAGCTTACAACATAAACAGACCTGTTTCCTTTGTAAAAAAATATATAAAGAAAATAGAAAATAAAAAATAGTAAAATCTTGAAGGGGGTTAATATAATGGGAAGACCTTTTGGAAAAGTTGACAAACAAGATTTAGTAGGAAAGAAAATAGGAAAGCTTACAGTTGTAGAGTATGCTGGAAAAAGAAATAGAGGAAAAATAAAATACGATTATTACTTATGTAAATGTGAGTGTGGAAATGAAAAATTAGTAGTTAGATCCAGTTTACTAAAAAAGAAAGTAAAAAGTTGTGGATGCTTAAGAACAAGTAAAAATATTAAAAATGCATTTGTACCAAAAGTACAAAAATTAGAAAAAACTAATGGAAATACAATTAAAGTTTATAAACTTAATCCAAATGAGCTAGATGCATATTTAAAAGAGTTAAAGACGAAAGAAGTTCAATATGCTGGAGTTAGAGGATGGTGATAAAGTGAAAGTTTTTCAATACGTAGCTCTTATGAGTAAAGGCAGAATAGAGAGTGATAAAGACCAGGTATTTAAATATTTAGTTGAAAACTTAAAAAGCTCTTGTGATGTTATAACTGATTTAATACAAATAGACTTATGTAAAAGTGATTTTTATATAAAAAATTGTACAAAATTTAAAAGTTGCAAAGATTGTTTAAATTACTTTTTAGACTGGGAGGTTGATTATGAAGAAGTGCAAAGAATGCAATAGAGAATATGAAGATCCTCAAACTGTTGGAGACTTCTTTGGAATATGCGATGAGTGTTATAAAGAAGAGTACAAAAAAATAGAATACAACAAATATATAATGCCTCTTCTAGCTGAAAATCATCTTTCTACTATAGAACAAATGATGAAAGTAACAGAAGAACAAGCTGAATTTATTGGAGCGGTAGCAAAATTCGAAGCAGAAAGTGGAACAAATGAAGAAAAAGAACATATAATCGAAGAATTCTTTGATATGATTCAAGCATCTTTAGGGCTTTTAGACAAAATGGGGTTAATTAATCTCTTAGAAGAAGGTCGAATAAAACATATAGCAAAGTTAATCGAAAGAGGTTGGGAGTTCAAGAAAATGCTATAAACATTCAATAAAATTATTTTATCTACAATATAAAAATAATGAGGTGGAATGTTTGAATAAAGATGTTATGGAAGAAACAGAAATGATTTTAAAAAACATGAAATTTATAACTATCTATATACAGCAAAAGGAAGAACATATAAAAAAGATAAAGGACGGAGATAGGGGGGCGATAAAAGCAGTTTGTAATGATATGGTTAAATCTTCTCCAACTCATGCAATTAATAGACCTATAGAAAATGAAGTTATAAGAATAGATGATTTAATTGCAAAAGTTGAGGGAGATATATTTGAACATAAAAAAAACAGAAAGGTGATATCAGAAGTGTTTAAAAGCATGAGTGAAAAACAAAGAAAGATATTTAAATATATTTACTTTGAAGAAAAAACTCTTAAAGATATTGCCGAGGAGTTTGATTGTACAATAGCAAATGTACATTACATTAAAAAGAAAATAATCGAAAAAATGGCAGTAGCCTTATTTGGCCAAGATGCATTGAAAGGGGAAGAAAAATGATAATACATAAATCAATAATACATGTACTAGATACAAATAGTGATGCTCCAATATTAAATGACTATGAATGTAAAAATAGTTTAGAAGTAGATAAGTTTTTCCAAAAGATAATAACTAGAGTTTTAAAAGATGATGATCTAAGAAAAGCAAAATTCAAAGATTACAACGATAATATCGTAAAAAATTGCTGTGAACAAATAATTTACGATGAAAAGACATTCTTACAAAACTCAAAAGAGATAGCAGCATATTTATTTGAAGTAATGCAACGAAATAATGAAATAGATTCTTGTGATTTAGCAATATGTTTATACAGTGTTAAAGATGAAAAAAATGTAGCAATTATAAAACTTGATTATAAAAAACTTTACACTCATTCAATAGAATATGTAGAAGATAAATTCAACATACAAATAGCATCAAATGAGATAGGCATACCTGAAACAGGTCGACAAAAACAATGTGTAATAGTTGGACCTAATGGAGTGAACGATTATTATCACTTTAGATTATTAGACAAAGATGCAGAAAAGGACCAACTAGAAACTAAATTTTTAACAGAGTTTCTAAATGCTGAAAAAATAGAAGATGATAAATATAAAACAAAAGTATTTAAGAAAACTGCAGACAACTGGATAACAAATGCAATATCAGAAGATATGAAAATGGCCGAAGATATAAGAAGTATGCTTAATTATACTTTAAAAGAAAAAGAAACTGTAGATGTTAAAAAATTTGCTGAAAATAGTATTCAAGATAAAGAATTACAAGAAAGCTTTAATGAACATATGGAGGATAGAGGTTTAACTGAAAACTTTGAAATAGACAAGAAATGGATTGAAAAGAAACTTAAAAACAGAAATATAAAAACTGATACTGGTTTTAGTATAAAAGGAAAGTTAACAGATTTTGAAGATCCAATGAAATACAGCTTTAGAAAAAACGAAAATGGAACATTCGACATAGTATTAAAAAATATAACTTTTTATGAGGAAAAATAAGCTAAGGGGATATAAACATGGAAAATGAGTATAAAAGTCATACAATCTGTGATATACATGAAAAAATGATTGATTTACTGGAAGAACTAATAGAAAATGTTAGTTCAGTTACTGGAACATACAATACAGTAGAAGAATTAGAATCTATAATCAGTAACATGACATATGAAATTAAAGATATAACCGACTTGATAAAAATAGCAAAGGAAAAAGGTCAAAGCATGGAAGATAGATTATATCTTTATAGAGATGCAATAGAAGGTTTAGGATTTATTAGGAAGAGTGAATAAAATGGAATTTGAATGTGGAAATCTCACACAGTTTGGATGTGGCCGTATGGACGGAGTAAAAGAAATTATGGCATATAACAATGATGGTATATGCACGAATATTTGCTGTTATGGATGCGAAAAATCTAATTCATGTGTTTATAAATGCAATAGAGTAGATTGGCCAGATGAAGAAAGAAAAATTAATTATAACGATGAAGAATTGAGACAAGAAAAACTTTTAGGAATTAAATGTTATAACTGTGCAAAAGAAATCAATCAAGAAGGTCATAAGATGAATATTAGAAGTGATGAAGCAGATTGTGTATGGCTATGTGATGATTGTTTTCATAAGGCATGTGGAGACCAAAGTAAATTTGAAGATCTAGAAAGAGAAAGACTAAAATACGAATTTGAAAAAGAAGAAATAAAACAAGTTGATTATGAACAACTAAGTTTTATATAGAGGTGAAAGTCTATGAAAATAAAAACAATTCAATATTTGCAAATCCTTGTAAACAAGGTTATGAGATTTGAGGATTACTTAGTCCAATAGTTTGACAAACCACATTGAGGTAATGTGAATCGTTTTAGGTGAGTGAATGAAATGTAAAATGGATTTAAATAGCCTGAGTGGATATAAGGAGTAAGTCAAACACTCGGTTGGGAAGCCTATCCATTACCTATATAGATTAAGAAATTGATTTATATAGGTGTGAATATTGAACTTAAATGAGTTAAGGATATTACAAAATTATCCTTTAGAAATGAAAATAGAGAGAACAAAACAACGAATTAGAGAATGGGTTGATTATTATGGTGAGAATGGAACATATATAAGTTTTAGTGGTGGAAAGGATAGTACAGTTTTATTAGACATAGTAAGAAGTATATATCCTAATATCGAAGCAGTTTTTATAAATACAGGACTTGAATATCCAGAGATTTATAAATTTGTTAAAACTTTTAAAAGTGTTACCATTCTTAAGCCAGAAATGAATTTTAAACAGGTTATAAATACATATGGCTATCCAGTAATCAGTAAAGAAAATAGTCAATACATATATGAAATAAGACATAGTACTAAAAAAATGAGACAAAGACGATTATATGGAGACAGTAAAGGGAGATTTAAACTTCCTAATAAGTATCATTACTTAATAGATGCACCGTTTGAAATATCAAATAAATGCTGCGAAGTTATGAAAAAACGACCTGTAAAGAAATTTGAAAAAGAAACAGGTAAAGTTCCTATTATTGGAACTATGGCAGAAGAAAGTAGTTTAAGACAACAAAGTTACTTACAACATGGGTGTAATGCATTTGAAAGCAAAAGACCTGTAAGTACACCACTTGGATTTTGGAAGCAACAAGATGTACTAGAGTACATTTATAAGAATGATCTAAAAATAGCAAGTGTTTATGGTGAAGTTATAGAAGATAAAAATTTACTTGATGAATGTACATATAGCACTACTGGATGCGAAAGGACAGGTTGTATTTACTGCTTATACGGAATACAGTGCGATACAACACCTAATAGAATACAAAGACTAAAGAAAACACATACAAAGCAATATAACTATTGCATTAACAAATTAAAGTTAGGTGAAGTATTAGATTACATAGGAGTTAAGTATTAGGAGGAAAGCATGAATAAAGAAGAAATGGAAAGTGCTGTTACAATGATATGCACAGTATTAAAAAGACAAAAGAATTTGTTTTTATCGAAAGAGAAAGCTGGGATAAAGGCAAAGGAAGAACAGCTAGAGTATCTATGGAACAAATAAATGTAAAGGAATAAAGGATATATATGGCAGATAAATATGTTATGAATAATAAAAAAACAGATCACTCTAGTGCTTTTGGATTAAACCCAGAAGAATTTGATGCAAAAATAGCAGAAAATGAAAGAAAAAGAAAATTGTTTAAACAAAGATTAAGAGAATTATTATTAGAAAGTCCAAGTGACTTAGAAATACGATTTAGAGATGCAATAAATGAACTAAAAGATATGAAAGAGGAGTTTGATATTAAATAATGAAAAAGTTCAAAAAGAATTGTGATTACTGTAAAAAGGAATATGAAACAAATAGAGAATTACAAAGATTTTGTAGTGATTACTGTAGAATAAGATATCAATCTGAACAAGGAAGAATAAAAAATAAACCACTAAAGAAAAAAGACTATGAATCAAGAAAATTAATACGTAAATTATGTCTTATGTTAGAACCATATAGAAAATTAGGTGATAAAGATGAAATGTAAATACTTTAAAAAAGAAACTGGCGATAAATACTGCAGCAACTATTTAGGACCACAAATAGTAGGAGCATATGGAGAAGGAACGATTATAAAACATAACTGTAAAGATAAATGCAAGTATGTTGATTGTAAGAAACTTGAAGAATTACAAGGATTAAAAAGGGGGTGATAAGCTTTGCTATTAAGCAGAGTGAATGAAATTGTAGAACTGGCTAGAATCTACATGATAGCTTACAAGTTAGAACCTATGGAGGCTATCGAATGTGCAATAAAAGATATAGAAGAACATGATAAGGAGGACTATTGATGGAAGAAAGAAAATTGGTATATCCAGCGATATACCAACATTTTAAAGGAAAAGAGTATATTGTATTAGCTATTTCAACTCCAAAAACATCTGGACAATTAAAGGACTACAAAAAAATAGCTTGGTTACCTGTAAAGGCAAAATATACAGAATGTGCAGACCCTAAGCTGGAAAACATTCCAACTTATAGACTTCCAGATGGCACTAGAGTACATCCTAAAATGTATGCAGATACAAAATTAGTTATATACATGGCTTTATATGATGATTATCAAATATATGCAAGACCATATGATATGTTTATGAGTGAAGTGGATAAAGAAAAATATCCAAATGCAAAACAAAAGTATAGATTTAAATTAGTTAGATATTAGAGGAAAATAAAGATGAAAGAAAAACAAACACATATAATAGGTTTTACAGTGATTTGTAATAAATGTGGTAAAAAGATTAATTTAAAAGAAAATTTTAATTCATCTGAGGATAATATAGACTTTAGTAAAGATATTGCGATATTTACTTTATATGATGGAACAGTTTGTGTTAGTTGTTCTTGTGGAAATGAAATATATGATTGTTCTGTAGAAATATAGGGGTGAAAAATCAATGAGAGGAATGAAAGTAAGAGGCTATTCTTTAGATGAAGGCCAATGGATAAAAGGTTTCGGAGCAGAATATAACGATGATCTAGAAAGATATTTAGTACATAATTACCGAGGATTCTTTGAAGTAGACGGAGAAAGCATCGGAGAATATACAGGATACAAAGATATTAATGATATAGAAATATGTGAAGGTGACATAGTAGAAACAACTAGAGGATTAAATCATATAATTGGAGCGGTTATATATCGCAAAGCAAGTTGGTATATACAATCAAAAGAAGGATATAACGTTAGACTTATTTCTATATTCTCTACTGCAGAAAATAAAATTATAGGAAATGTGTATGAAAATAAAGAGTTGTTGGAGGAAAACTATGAATAGGGAAATTAAATTCAGAGGATATGACAAATTCGATAAAAGATGGGTTTATGGTTATGGATTACATCAATCAATTTTTATAGATGGTTCATCTAATGCATACGTAACAGCGGGTATTAGAGAAGTATTTATTGTAGATAAGGAAAGTGCTGGACAATATACAAGTATAAAAGACTATGAAGGTAAAGAAATATATGAAGGAGATATAGTAGAAACAACTAGAGCTTTAAATCATATCGTAGGAGTAGTAACCATGATTAAAGGTTGTTGGTATATACAAGATGGAAAAGATAGTTATTACAGACTTATACCTAGATTTGGGACTGCTGAGAATAAAGTGATAGGAAATATATACGAGAATAAAAACTTATTGGAGGAAGAATAATGGAAGATAGAAAAGAGTTAATAAAAGCACTTAAAGTAATTCAAAAAACTTGTAAATCTGTTACAGGTAAACAATGTGATGATATGTATGAATCAGGTAACTGCCCTATATATGATATACTAGGTAGTTGCACTTTAGAGGATATTCCAGAAGATTGGTATATAGGAGAAGAACATGAATAGAGCAATAGCAGATGCAATAATCATAATTGTTATTGGAGCATGGATAGTAAGTAAGTTATATATGTAAGGTGAAAATATGAAGAAAATCTTAGGAGGAAAAGAGAATGCCTGCCCTCTTTGTGGGGGTATGGTGTTCTTCTTAGAAATAGATTATGGAGTAGTCAGTCAATGCAAAGATTGTGGCTGTCTAACTAAAGGTAAAATGAGGGAGGAAGTTAAAATTTATGAAATGCAAACATGCAACAAAAGTGGGGAAACAAATAAAATGTTCTAAAATTAATGACTTATGTATGTTTTTAGATCCTGATGAAAAGAAATGTAGACAACTTAATGGCCAAGGACCTATAAAACAAACTAAACCTGTAGATACAAAGGAAAAGAAAATTGTAAAAAGTACATATTTAGCATTAGCTTTATCATGGTTAAAAATTAAATTCACAAGAGATTATCAAGGAAATTATGTATTTGAAAGAACAGAAAAATTTAACTATGCATGGGCAAAATTAAATCATTTGAGAAAAGAATTAGAAGAATGGGAGGAAAAATAAATGTTTACATTAAAAGATTTCAAAGTAAAATTAGTCAATGGAGAAGAAGTAAAAAACTTTGTAAAAAGACATGGAGAATTTAGTAAAGTGTGTTATGATACTCCAAAAGAAAAAGCAGAAAAAGTAGGAGAACATTGCTTAGAAAGTGGACATCTAAGTGGAAGTAGACACTTATATATGGTATTTGAATTAAAAAATATACCACGTTCGACTGCAGACCAACTTGTAAGACATACACAAGGATTTGTTACAAATGTGCAAAGCCTTAGATATTGCAATAAAGACGGAAAGGTAAGTTTATATGCATCAACTGAAATAGTGCAAAATTCTCATACAATAAAAGCAATAAAAGATATGGAAAATATAGCAAATGCAACTTATAACTATATTCAAACTTATCTTGAGGATGGAGGAATAAAGGGTGAAAAAGCAAATGAAATAGCAAGAACAGTTTTACCTATAGGAATAGCAACTAGTTGTAATATAGCAGTAAACTTAGAATGTCTTATACATCTAGCAAACGTAAGATTATGCACAAGGGCAGAGTTACCTATTAGAAATATAGTACAAAGAATGGTAAATCAAGTAGTAGAGGTAGAACCTAGATATAAACCTTATCTAGTACCTCAATGTACAAAATTAGGATATTGTCCAGAAGGTAATAAAGAATGTATAAGATATAAAGGAGTAAAATAATTATGAGACCGACATGGGATGAGTATTTTATGGAAATTGCTGAAATAGTAAAGAAACGTTCAACATGTATTAGAAGACAAGTAGGAGCAGTTATTGTAAAAGATAAACAAATTCTAGCGACTGGTTATAATGGAGCACCTAAAAAATTAAAACATTGTGAAGAAATAGGATGCAAAAGAGAACAACTAAAAGTTCCTTCAGGACAAAGACATGAACTTTGTAGAGCTTTACATGCTGAACAAAATGCTATAATTCAAGCAGCTTACAATGGAGTTAATATAAATCATTCTACGTTATATGTAACTACAAAACCGTGTGTATTATGTGCAAAGATGTGTATAAATGCAGGAATAGAAAAAATAGTTTATTTAGGAGATTATCCTGATGAATTATCAAGTGAAATATTAGAAGAGGCAGAAATTAAATTGGTTAATTTTAAAGTTGAATAAATCATGCTTATAGAGAAACATATATACTAAATAATCGTTAACATACAAACTTTATAAAAATAAAACGTTGTATTTGAATTTTATTTAAAACTTAAAAAAAGTATGTTATAATTATATTAAGATGCAGTAATTGTATCAAAGTAAAGGCAGTCTTTTCAGGACTGTCTTTTTTATTTTGAAAAGGAGATATGTAAAATGAAAGATGTTTTAATAGTAAACTCAGAAACAGAAGATCTCCTAGATGGTTTTAAAATAGAAAATGATGAAGAGTTAGTTATTCAGAAGCAATCAAAAAAATTAACTCCGAAACAGAAAAGATTGATTAATGAAAAAAATGATTTAAAAAAGTATTGCAACAAGCAAGGAGGCTTTGTTCATATGTTTTATGTAAATAAAAAGTTACTTTTCTACGATTTGGATATTGACAGAGCTAATATAGCAAGAATAATTTATTTAGCTACATATATTGATTATAATGACAGAAAAGAAAATTTGCTTATATTACATAAAAAAAATAATAAAGTAGAACATATGACAAAGAAAGAGATTCAACAAAAACTAGGATTAAAAAGAGATGCTTTTTTAGCTTTTTTAAGTGATATGAAAAAACACAATCTTATTTTTGAAGTAGAAGAAAAGTTTTATCTAAATCCTAAGTATTTTAGTAAAGGTGAAAATTTTTATAAAAATAAAGAGTATGTAAGAATAATGATTAATACAACTAGATATTTGTATGAACATACTACAATTAGGCAGCATAAAACTTTATCCTATGTATTTCAATTAATACCTTATGCAAATTGGAAATTAAATATATTATGTAAAAATCCTTTGGAAGTTGATATTGGAAGGCTGGATAAGTTAAGTTTAAAAGATATTTGTGAATTATTAGGATTAAGCACAAAACAAAACTCAATGTACCTTTTTAGAGATAGTTTGAGAAAATTTCATATAAAGGTAGATGGGCATAAGTATTATTTATTTGCATATTCAAAAGTATATGCAGGAGAAAAAACAAAAGATTATTATATAATAAATCCTCTTGTAATTTGGGGAGGAAACAATACAGAAGAAATAAGAGAAATAATTAATTATTGTTTTTTTAAATAAGGGAGATTAGTTAACCCTTATTTTTTTATGTTTAATATACTTATGAGTATTATAAAAACCCAGCTCGAACCGACAAAATTAATACAAAAACCCAGCTCGAACCGATAGTATAAAAAGCCTTTAAAACGTTGATTTTCTAATAATTATAAGACTTTTAAAGGTGCTTAACTCTTATATGTTATATACAGAACAGAATTTCTCTTAATTGCCTACGGCATAAACCTCTATAAATGTTGCAAATTCAATGTATTTAGCTTATAGAAGGGGATAATATGAAAATAAAAAATGAAGATTATGAAATTATATGTGATACAAGGGAACAAGATACATTAATCCAGGATACTCTTATAAAAAACGGAATAAAAGCTACTAGAGAAAAATTAAATACTGGAGATTATGCTATTAGATATCAAGGAGAATATATACCTAATATTTTAATAGAAAGAAAAGCAGGATTAGATGAACTGCTAGGAAACTTAATGGATCCAGTAAAAGACGAAAATAAAGATAACCGTTTTATAAGGGAACTAAAAAGAGCAAAAGAAGCAGGAGTTAAATTGTTCTTGCTTATACAAGACAAGGATTATTATATCAAACTCCTAAAAGGTGAATATATAAGTAAAGTTCATCCTAACGCTAGCGCGGCTATGGTAATTTCATTAATGGCCAAATTCGATAATCTTCATATTATTGCATGTGATAGAAAAGAATCACCTTCAATGGTCCATAAAATTTTATATTATCACTTAAGAGAAGAAATAAAAAGGAAGGAGGGTAATTGATTATGGCAGGTAAAGAAAGAACTTGTTTAACAGAAGAACAAATAAAAGCTATTGAAATGTTAGTATATGGAGCAACTAATAAAGAAGTAGCAGAAACTATTAAAGTATCTGAAAGAACAGTCTTAAGATGGAAAAAGCTACCTCAATTTAGAGATGAAATGGATAGACAATATGCAATGGTTAAAGATGATGTAGATAGAAGGATTGCAAGATTTGCAAATGGAATTTTAAAAAGCATTTATGATTTATCTAGAAACTCTAAGAGTGATAAAGTTAAGCTAGATGCAAGCATATACTTACTTAATAGACTTGTCGGAACTCCAGTTTCAAAAGTGGAAACAAGAGAAATTACTGCTCCTAAAATAGAAGAAAAAGCTAAAGAAGAACTTTCATGGGAAGATTTAAATGCTCCTGATGATGTTGTAGAGATAGAAAGTAAAGTAGTTGATATAAGAGAAAGTGATATCTCATAGGGGATTACATAAAGGCGCTTATCGCGGTCCGTCCATGTGAAGTAAAGGCGGTTAAAACAATCGAAACATAACTCAACCTTGATAAAAGCTGTAGCAAAGAACATAACACGATTATATATAGTAACAATATACTAACATAGTGACAAAGAATAGACTTGTTATAAGGATATATAGGGAGTGCAAGGCAAGAGGGTAGATAGTAAACCTATACAAGATACTAAAGTAACTATGAACATATATTTGTTTAGGATATACTTTAAAAAAACAAATAAAATCACTTGTAACTTTGTTTGTTTGAAATTAAATACAATGTTTATAAACAAGTGTTTGCACAAGTTGACTTTAAACAAACATTATCGTATACTTATATTATCAAAGGAGGGACCGAGGGGGTACCTTCTAAAAATTTTTATTTTTTTTACGTGCGCCAAGCGCCATAAAAATCCAGTATAATTTTTCAAAAGTTGAGAGGAGTATAAGTATATGATAATAGGATATGTAAGAGTAAGTACAGTGGAACAACATGAAGACAGACAATTAGTTACAATGGAGAAATACAAAGTAGAGAAAATATTTCAAGAAAAAGTAAGCGCTAAAGATACAAACAGACCTGAGTTACAAGCAATGTTAGAATTTGCTAGAGAAGGGGACACAATAATAGTGCATGACTTTTCAAGACTTGCTAGAAGTACAAAAGATTTATTAGATCTAGTAGAAAACTTAAATTCTAGAGGGATTAATCTTGTTAGTAGTAAAGAAAACATAGATTCATCTACACCTCAAGGAAAATTAATGTTAACTATGTTAGGTGCTATATATGAATTTGAAAGAACTAATACACTAGAAAGACAAAGAGAAGGTATAGCTATAGCTAAAGAAAAAGGCGCTTATAAGGGGAGAAAAAAAATAGACTTTCCAAGTAATTGGAGTGAAGTTTATCTTAAATGGAAAAATAGAGAACTTACTGGAGCAAAAGCTATGGAATTGTTAGGATTAAAAAGAAATACTTTCTATAAACTTGTAAAAGAGTATGAAGATAAACAAGTAATATAATGTTTTGAAGATAATCATAGGGGGTTGTAAATATGAAATACGGATATGCAAGAGTTAATACTTATTCACAAAAGAAAGATAGTAATTCACTAGAAAGTCAAAGAAAATTATTATTAAATGAAGGTTGTACAGAAGTTTTTTCAGATGTTTGCAGTGGACTAAAAACAGATAGACCAGAATTTATTAAGTTATTAGAGCTTTTAAAAGAAGGAGATACTTTAGTAGTAACAAAACCAGATAGATTTTCAAGAAGTGCATCAAACGGGATTAAGCTAATAGATTCACTATTAGAAAAAGGTGTTAAGGTCCATATTCTTAATATAGGCCTTATGGATACAACTCCAACAGGTAAACTTATAAGAAATATATTCCTAAGTTTTGCTGAATTTGAAAGAGACATGATAGTTGAAAGAACAAAAGAAGGCAAGGCAATAGCTAGACAAAGAGAAGATTTTACGGAAGGTAGACCGCAAAAGTATTCAAACAAACAAATTAAGCATGCCATTGATCTAAAGGAAAGCGGAATGAGCTATAAGCAAGTAGCAGAAATAACTGGAATAAGCAAAGCTACACTAATTAGAAGAATGAAAGAATATCAATAAGAAAATAAATAATAATACATTTTAAAAGTCAGAGAAATCTGGCTTTTTTTATTAGGAATATGTTCCGATTGAAAAAATATTGTTGGGAGATTAGAATATAATTATCAGTTAAATATTGGGTGTTCGTTCAAAGGTAGGACACAGGATTTTGATTCCTGGAATAATAGTTCGAATCTATTACGCCCAGCCATGTATGTGTTTTAAAAAATAAATCTAAATCTATTTTAGGTAGCTTAGTATCTTTAGGATAGCATTGTGTGAGCAGTGTAAAGGCATGCTGACTACATGTCGCTAGTTAAACTAGTCCATCTAAGCAGAACTGAATGTCCAACGTCTTCATGAATTGATAGTAGTGGAGATAACTACGTAACCCAAGAGGGACAGTCTTCGAAAAGGCGAACCGTATATCGAAGATTTTCAGGTGGCACTGAATAATTTACCTCACGCCAAATTGGTCATGTAGCGAGACATAATCAGGAGGTTATATAGTCCGATACTGATAACAAAGGGCACTAACCATTGTTAATAGTGAAACAGTGAAAGGGCTGGAGTATGTATTAACAACGTGGAGTAAGAATTCAATGAAACACACTGATGTTGTGAAGTATTTCGTGTCTCAAAAGGAAACGAATCTTCAGGAACAGCACAACGTCTGTCAAATTTAATTCAGATTTATACAGGCATAGAGAATATTAATTTTGGATGATAAATTGTCTATGATAACAAAACAATAAAAGGAAAAGTCTGTTCCCTTATAGTATGAAAGTGGCTTAATACTAGAATATCCTTGCATGATATAATCTAGTGCGTGACACCTCCCAAGGGTGAATCGTTTAACATGAAGTTGCATGGTGGTTTTGCAAACCTTTGTTGCTCGCAAGGCAGACAGAATACGAAGTGTTGAGTAGTACTATAGTAGAGTGCCTTGTGTTAGGGTTTTGTGGCACTATAAAAATACAACCAGTCATGGACAATACGTATTAGGTGCGTGGATAAGCAGAGAATAAATAATGCTGCGAAAGGTGTCTACAGAAGGCTTTAATCTCGAGCCTTCTAAATAGAATATTGGCTTATAGCTCAACGGATAGAGCACATGGCTACGGACCATGGTTTGTTGTGAGTTCGAATCTCACTAAGCCAGCCATTAAATTTAAAGGGAGAATGTCTATGAAATTATATGAATTAGCTTATTTAAATGTTGAAAAAGATAAAAACTCTAGAAATTTTGGGGTTATGAATAAATTTATCAATGGAAAAACGTCTCACAATATCGTTAAAAAGAGTAAACAAGAAAAAGAAGAAGTTATTTGTTACCTAAATGGTAGAGCAATGACTAAAAGCAAACTAGAAAAGACTTTTCCTAAGAAGAAAAATAAATCAAAGAAGAAAAAATATGTTAAAAAGAAAAATACAAAAGAGTAGTTATTAATTAGCTGCTCTTTTTTATGTAAATAAATTCAGAAGGGAGTGATTAGATGATTTATTTTGATGATATAGAGTTTCCTAATGATAATAAATACTCTTTATATTTGATTGATAAATATCTAAAGAAATATTTTTCTAAAAATCAGGATAATATTAGAAGAAAATACACTCCTAACGAGGTTGCGAAAGTAATCGGAGAAAAGGATATAACATTTTTTAGTTTATATTTTCTTAGAACGACTTTCGTGCCAAGTGATGACAACAGTGCAAGGGAATTATGTGAAGAACATTATAAAATATGGAGAGTTCTCTCGGAGGCCTTTGTACAGGATTTATACGATAAACTTAATATAGTAGAGCCTAGGGGACTTGCTAAGTCAACTATATGTGATAAAACACTTGCAATATGGTTACATTGCTATAAAAAATCAAAGTTTACTCTATTAGGAGCCAAAACTGCAGATGATGCCGAGCAATTCTTAAATTCTATAAAGAAAGAGTTTCTAGAAAATGAGCTTATAAAAGATGTATTTGGAAACTTAATAGATTTAAAAGGTAAAAAGCCTAATTCGAAAGATTATTACAAGGTTAATTCAGGCGAAATTGAGTTTACCAATGATACATATATAAGAGCAGTAGGTTCAACTACTTCTGTCCGTGGTGCTAACTGGGGAGGTGTAAGACCCACGGTAGTTATTGCCGATGACTATCAATCCGAAGTTGATGTTATAACTGAAGATGCTAGAGAAAAGAAATGGAATAGATGGTGTAAAGAAGTAGAGGAAGTTGGAGATACTGCAGTATTTAGAAAGGGTAGAAAAGTTAAAGCAGCAACTAAGTTTGTAAGTATAGGAACAGTTTTACACATTGATTGCTTAATAAGTAGACTTAGTAGAAACAGAGACTATCATACGATTATTAATAGAGCAGTTTTATTAGAAGATGGCCAAACTATTGATGATATATTTGAAAGTGATTTATGGCTTGAATGTAAAAAGATTTATTTTGATGATAAAATAGAAGATCCTCAAATACAGGCTAGAAAATTTTATGAAAAACATATAGATGAAATGAAATATCCATTACTATGGGAAGAAAAATGGGATTTCTTTAGTGATATAGCAGTTAAATATTGGACTAATAGAAAATCATTTATGTCAGAAAAAATGAATGATGCTAGCACGCTAGGAGTTAGATGGTTCAAAGCTATAAGAACTCAAGCAGAAGAAGAAATTGAGGACCATACATTCTTAAAAACTATGTTATGTGTGGACCCTGCTGGTGAACAATCAAGAAGATCTGACTTCTTTGCAATGGCTGTAGGTTCATTAGGAGAAAATGATTTTAAATATATAAGAAAAATGATATTAGCTAAAATGAGTTATAAACAGTATTGTCAAACAGTCATAGACCTTTTAAAAGAATATACAGATATAACTCATCTATATATAGAAAAAAATACATATTTAGGGGCCGATGTTACCACTATTACAGAAATGATTGACAAAGATTATGAGTTAAAACGTAGAAATATTATTATTCTAAATGAAATGTCTAGAAGAAATAAAGATGAACGTATTTCAACGATAATAGAAGAGGTAAACAATGGCCAATTAGTTTTTAATAACAATAATAAAGATTTTACACAACAAATATTAGACTTTCAAGGCACAGCTTATAGCCCTCATGATGATGCTCCAGATATAATAGCTGAGTTATCTAGAAGGTTAATTGAAATAGAAGTAAAAAATATAATAAGAATTATGGATAGGCGAAAACTAGGTGTTTAATATGAAAAAATATAAACCTATTGATGAGGTTTTAAAAGTTTATGATGTTCCTAAAGAGTTATGGGAATCTGAAAGTTTAATGAAAGAAAAACCGAACTGGAATAAGACAAATTATACCGAGTCGGAAAAAATATACCAAAATAAAGAATTTATTATATTGAAAGTTAAAAGCAATAAAAAGATTGGATTTATTGTATATAATACGAAAAAAGAGTGGGAAAATGGACACTCTCATTTAAATTCTAGAACTATTGCAGAAATAGTAATAAAAAATGTAATTTACAAAAGAAAACCTAAAACAAATAACTTGTATGTGCTTAAAAGTCATGCAAGAGTTTCAAATGATGAAAAATATATCAAATTTATTGAAGAATTAATAGAAGTTAAAAAAAGTAAGAGTAAAAATAAATATGTAAATAGGAAAGGAGGGAGGAAATGAGTAGTCTTAATAATTTAGTCTTTAATCTAGCCAAGATAGGTAATGTGTTTAATAATTTAGACATACCTGAAAATTTAGATCTTGTAAGGTATTCATACATGGATTATATTACGAAAGTAATGGAATATGACCGAATATATGAATATTATTGTGGTGAAAGTAAAGCTTTAAGAGAATATAAAATGATAACCTCCAGATCTAACTTAAAAATTAATACTAATTTCATAAAGAAATTCGTTAAAGAAGAAACTAGCTATACCGTAGGAAATCCAGTAACTTATGAAAGTACTTCTGATGAAGAAATGCAACTTATTGAAAAAATGAAAGACATTTTTTATGATTGGGATGAAAACCACGATGCACATTTAATGAATTATTTAAATTTATTTACAAGAATATATGAATTATATTACATAGATGCAGACGGTAATTTCTCAGCTAAAATTATAAAACCAACTGAAGGGTATGCTTATAGAGATTATAATGGAGAAACTTTATTCTTTGTTCATTTCTTTGATGCTGAATTTGAAGAAGATGTAGAAGTAAATGGCAAAATAATATCTGCAAGGCCTAAATATATTGATGTATATACAAAAGATTTTATATATCATTTTAATGACAATTTCGAAGAAATAAGAAGTAAAGACAATAACAAATTTAAACGAGTACCTGTTTCTGTAGGTGTTATAAGTACAGAAGATTATAAAGATAGCTTAGCAAGAGATATTGCTGGATTACAAGATGCATTAGAAACAAATCTCTCAGATATGGGTAATGAAATTTCTGATTTTAGAAATGCTTATATGGTTCTAGAAAATTGTCAATTTGAAAAGGATGAAGATTTAGAAGAAATGAAAGCAAAAGGGATTTTAGAAGTTGGAAAAGATGGTAAAGTTAAATGGTTAATTAAAGATATAAATGATACTTTTGTACAAAATACAATTGATAGATACATAGATTTAATTTATCAAATTGGCTGTCACATAAATCACAATGAAAAACTACAATCTAATCTAAGTGGTATAACTCTTAGAAGTAGATTGATCTCTCTTGAAAATAAATGTACAACATTGATAAAATCTCATAAAAATATACTTAAAAATAGAATTAGATTTATATGTGAGTATTTAAGCATGAAGAAAGAAGGAGATTTTAATTATAAAAGAATTAAGATTATTTACACTCCAAATATACCACAAGATAATCTTTCTACTGCTCAAATGCTTAGTCAAGTTCCAGATGGAGTAATCTCTAATCAAACAGCAAGAACTTTATTTGGATTTATAACCAATCCACATCAAGAAGGGGAACAAGTCAAAAAAGAAATGGAAGAAAATCAGCAATTTGAAGATGAAAGTTTAGGTGAATTGTATGGCGATAAACACCAACACACAGAAGCAAACATCGAAGAATAGAAGTGCTGAAGAAACTAAAAGTTTCATGGAAAAAGCATATAATCAGGCCGAACAGGAACTTGAAAAATATCTTAAAAAGATGAATAAAACAGATAAGCAGATTAGAGAGTTGATGGAAACTGCTAATTTTGCTTACCAAATAGAAAAGACATCAAAAGATTACAAAAGCGCTGAAAGATTTCTTGTTATAGCAGTTCTATCAATGCTTAATAACGAAGATGAATGGCTTGAAGATTTAATAGATAACTTCTTTGATGAAATGTTTGAAGAAATTGTAGAGTATTTTGGATATTTTGTAGACAATGAAGAAAAACAGAAAATATTAAATAGAAAATACGAAGGTAAAACGTATAAGCAAAGAATACAAAGCAATATGGCTAAAATAAATAATCGAACTAAAAAAAGATTGAAAATAGCTTATAACAAGAAGAATTTATATAATATTGCATCATGGCTAACACAAAGACAAAAGATGAGTAGAAAAAGAGCAAGAGGAATATTGATATCTGAGCTTAGTAGAATAGCAAATGATATTTTTATTTATTGTAATAAAGATAAAAAATTTATGTATTGTTCAGTTTTAGAAGAAAGAACATGCAGTGATTGTGAAAGTATGCATGGTACTATTTTAACTGCTGAAGAAGCTTATGATTTAATACCACAGCACAACTTCTGTAAATGTTACTTTATAGTTATAAGATGATAGGAGAATGTTAATGAAAAAAGTATTTATATCTCAACCAATGAGAGGATTAACCGATGAAGAAATATTAGAAAAAAGAAGTGAAATAAAAAAAGATATAGAAACCAAAATAAACGAAGAAATAGAATTTATAGATTCGTTTTTACAAGATTATCCTGGAGAAATTAATAAACATATACCAGTTTGGTACTTAGGTAAATCAATACAATTATTATCTCAAGCAGATATGATATATCTCGGAGAAGGTTGGGATAAAGCAAGAGGATGTAAAATAGAATATGAAATAGCAAAAGCATACGGAATAAATATAATAGGTTGTTAGGAAGGCAAATAAATGGATACTAGAATATCATACAGAGAAAGATATCTAAGAAAATCAGAAAGTTTATTCGGGAAGTCAAGAGAATATATTTGTTTTTCAGATGATACTTATAAAGAATTTGTAGAATTTATTAATAATTTAAAAGGAATACCGAAGAAAAATAGATTAATAAATAAAATGAGAGATTATAGAAAAGGTTTAAGATAGGTTTACATAATTCAACCTTCTAAAATCAATTCTAAGGTACTTGCAAAAAGTCCCTTGATAGTTTATATCTTTGGAAATAAATAGAAATTGCATAAAGAATGATTAAATGGAAAAATTATTTGATTTTGTATCATTACCTAGTGATGCTATAGAAGTTAAAGTAATAAAAAGACCAAAACAGAAACCTTTAAAGAAACTAAAATTAAATGGGGCTACTTATTATTTATCTGAAGATAATGAAAATTATTATACTTTCAAATATAAAAGTTTCGCTAAGGATAAAGTAAAAAGCCAAGTAGTAGCAAGTATATTCAACAAAGCAAAGTGTAAAAATGTAGATTGGTTTGAGTTAGCTCAATTATACAACGATAAGATAAATGAGTATAATCAAAAATCTTATGTACATGACCAATATATCACAGATACAATATTGACCGAAATATATAAATTAACAAGATAATAAAGTCCGAAAGGGCTTATTTTTATGCTCCGAAACGAGGGTAAACTAAAAAATGTCACTGGTTCATTTATGAGTTAGTGGGATAAGGAGATTTAATATGAGAAAAAGTGAATTATTAAAACTTGTAGAAAAGTTTGACGATGAAGATAACATAAACGAAGTATTGTTAGGAACTGATGTTGAAAAGCAAATTAAAGCGAGTGCACTAACTTTAGAAAACTTTAAAACATTAGCAGATAGTAATGCTGATTTTATAGCTTATCTTGATAGTTTAAAAGATACACATGTAAATACCGTTATAAAAACAATGAAAGAAAAAGGGACTTGGGAAAAACAATTCAGAGATGTAATTGAAGAAAAATATCCTGATTTGTATAAAGTAGAAGATCCTGTTATTGCTGCTTTACAAGAAAAAGTTGCTCAAATGGAAAGAGAGAAACAAGAAGCAGATAAGAAAGTTGCTCGTCAAGAAAAGATTAATGAAGCTATTAAAAGAAGAAAAGAAAATCAAAAGAATGCAGATATTCTTGAATTATTAACTGCAGATTCATTGGAAGATAGATTATCTGATGACAATTTGACTAAATTCGATACTTTAATAGAAAACATAATTAAAAAAGACAGAGAAACTTATATAAAACAAGGTAATTATCCTCCTGGTGCTGGAAAAGGTGAAGGTACCGGAGGAAGTGGAGAAAAACCACTTACCTTGCAAGAGGCTATGAAAATAGCAAATGAAAATCCTGATGTAAATATAGATAGTTTAATGTCTAGAGTTCAAACATCAGCTAATAAAGAATAAGAAGGGAGGGCAATTATATGCCTGGTATATTTGATAAAAAAATATTTAATACAGAAGTATTTAATAAATACACTGAAAGAGTGCCTAACTTAAGAAAAAATGAATTATTAAAATCAAGAGCTTTAGTAGCTAGAAATGATTTAAAAGCTGCAATGACAGACCAAGTAGGTGGAAACTATGTTGTAACTCCACTTAAAGGTTTAATAAGTGGTTCTACTCCTTTAAATTATGATGGTAAAACTGATATAACATCCCAAAACACAGAAACTTATATGCACTCAAGAGTTGTTGTAGGTAGATCTCAAGCATGGACAGAAAGAGATTTCTCTTATGATATAACTGGCGGTGAAGATTTTATGGAAAATATAGCCGCACAAGTTGTTGATTACTGGGATGAAGTAGACCAAGATACAATTTTATCAATATTAAAAGGTATCTTCTCTATGACTGGTACTGGAAATAAACCTTTTGTTGATAATCATACTGCCGATATAACTAAAGAGTTAGAAGCAAATACAATGGGCGTAACTACTTTAAATACTGCTATGCAAAGAGCATTAGGAGATAATAAATCTAAATTTTCTTTAGCTATAATGCATTCAGCTGTAGCAACTAATTTAGAAAACTTAAACTTACTAAATTATTTAAAATACACTGATAAAAACGGTGTTCAAAGAGATTTAGGATTAGCAACATTAAATGGTAGATTAGTGGTGATTGACGACTCAATGCCTACTGAAGAAGTAGCAGAACAATATATGAAAGTTGATTCAACTGTTGAAGGTGCATTAAAAGTAGTTGCAAGTAGTGCTACTGGAGCCCAAATAAATAAAGCTGAAGTAACTCCAACTGTTGCTGGATATACTCCTGCTAATGATGATTATGTAGTAAAATTACCTGCATATACTTCTTATACTACATATGTTTTAGGTGAAGGTGCTATAGAATACACAGATGCAGGTGTAAGAGTTCCAAGTGAAACTGATAGAAATCCATCTAAAAATGGTGGACAAGATACCTTATATAGTAGACAAAGAAAATGTTTTGCACCATATGGTATAAGCTTTACAAAATCATCTATGGCATCTGAATCACCAACTACTGCCGAGTTAGAAAAAGGAGTTAACTGGGAATTAGTAAGTAATATGGATGGTTCAAGCAAAAAATATATCAACCATAAAGCAATTCCTATAGCTAGGATAATTTCTAGAGGGTAATTTTTTAATTGTAATTTCTAGAGAATAATTTCTAAAGGATAGGAGTTGTTTTAAATGACTAACTTGGATTTAATATTACAAGAAAAGTTTCCTAACGAAAGCGAATCAAGCTTAGTCATTCATAAACAACTTGCTACTCAAAAGCTATTACTTTATTTTAAGAATAGACTTAATAGAACTATAACAGCTGAACAATTAGAAACAGAGTATCAATCTGCTCTGTTTCTTTTAATTTCTAATGCAGTTAATTATTCAAGTGTGAGAGGTGTCAAATCAATTTCTCAAGGAAATAAGAAAACTACATTTGATGAAAGTGTTAGTTCTAGCGGTGCTTATGATATAACTAACGAGATCAAGGAACTTTTACCTGTAGCAGTAGTTAAATTGAGAGGTTAGGTGGTAAATGTGTTCGGATATAACGAAGACAGTGCAACTTTATTCAATATATCTTTAGATGAAAATCGAAAACCCATTTATCACCGAACTTATTTAACGGGTATCGATTGGCAACAAGCTACAGGAGTTAAATTTTTAAAGACAACCGGTTCATCTGCGGATATAGATAATAAAATATTAGTTTTTGTAAATTATGGGACTTATGAAGGTAAAACTTACATAGGTCCTAAAGAATTTAGTAAACTTGAAGATAAAAGTAATTATTATACATTCAACGAAGGAGAAGATATTCTCTTAAAAGGAATACATGACATTGAAATTACAAATTCTCAAGAGTTTAATGATATTCAAAAAAACTATGATGATGTAGTTAAAATCATCAATGTTACTAAGTGTGAATTAACAAAACACTTTGAACTAGGATGTGAGTAAAATGGCAACTTTAAAAGCAAAAGTTACTGTTAATATAGACTATGACAAAATTGTAAATCAAAGTAAATTAAATAGAGCGCAAAAACAACTCGTAAATCTAGTAAGAACAAAAGCTGACTCATACGTACCTTATTTATCAGGAGATTTAAAAAATACTGCTCAAGAAAACAAAAAAAGCATTGTATATGCTCCTTATCATGGTGGTACAAAATCTTATGCTGCTATTAACTACTATACTAACAGAGGTATGGGTAGAGAAGGTTTAAACCGTGGTGGTAAAAGAGGTAAACAATGGATAAATCGTATGTGGGTTAATGAAGGAGATGCAATAGTAAATGAAATTGCAAATACAATAGGAGGGAAAGCAAGTAAATGACAATTAGTTTAGATAAAATAGAAAATAGAACTATTACAGATAAAATAATAGAATTTTTCTTAAAATGCCCTCTAATAGACGATAAATCTCCTATTTCTGCTGATTACATAGGTGATGAAATAGGCACTTACTCAGTAGATGGTTCGCCTTCGGAAACTATTTTAAAATCTTATATTGATGGTTCTACAGAACGACAATTAATTTTTGATTTTACTAGTAGAGAAAGTGTTGAGGCATACAACAATGAGAAAAATATTACTTTTTATGAAAAATTAGCCGAATGGGTAGAAACTCAAAATAATGAAGGCGTTTTACCTGAGTTAAGTTATCCTTTAATAGCTGAACAAATAAAAGTATTAACTCATGGCTATGTTGAACAAATGAGCGCAAATAAAGCAATTTATGTTATTCAAATGAAATTAGTGTACACTAAAATAGCTGAATAGGAGGTTGAAATTATGGCATTAAAAAGAAAAGATTTTGCAGATTATCTTAATACTGCAGCAAAAGATACTGATGCATCATATGCTTTACTTGGTTATGGAGTTGAAAGTTTAGACGAAGAACCAGGTGCACAAACTGATACAACTTGTTACATAAATGATGAAACATCATCTACAACAGTAACAAAATACGAAACACAATTTCCTTATACTTCTGAAATTATAATGGAACAAGAAGCAATAAAAAGTTTATATTTAACTGGTAGAAATCATGAAACTGGGACAGATGCAGAAAGAGATTATGTTCGTGTAGATATGTTTGATCCTGTATCAGGAAGCGAAGGAACTTATCAAGCAAGAAAGTTTAGAGTTGCAAATGAAGTTTCAAAATTCTCTGGTGAAGGTGGAGAAAAGATGAAAGTTGAAGGAGTTTTACATGCTATAGGAGATCCTATTCAAGGAACTTTCAATGTTACAACAAAAACTTTTACAGCAACTCAAGCAGCAACTCAAAGTGATACCAACAAAAATCAAAGTGTAACTAACTAAAAAAATTAGGGAGGTTAAAATATGAATGATTATACAAAATTTAATATATTAGGTGTGGAATTAGAATTTGATTTTTTAGATTTAGATGAAAAAGAATTTTTTGAATCAGTTTTTTCAGAAACAAACAATAAAATATCAGAAGTAGCTAAAGATGATAAAGATTTTCCTATTGAAAGTGCTAGAAAATATTGTGAAAGCATAATTGGCTTGTTTGAAGAATTGTTCGGTGAGGAAAAAACTTATGATATTTTTTCAGGTAAATGCAATTTAATGAAATGTACTACAGCTATAAAGGAATTAACAAAAGCTAAATTAGAACAAGATAAAGCACTTGCAACAGAATTAAAATCTGTTACTACTATTTCTGAAAAAGTATTCGGAGAGGAAGAAATTTCTCTTAATAGACAACAACGTAGAGCTATTGAAAGAAATAAGAAAAAATATAACTAATGAGTATAAGTATTTTAACCGATTTTTTACCTATTGAAGTTGAAATAGAAGGAGTGCGATATCCAATTAACTGGGATTTTCGCACTTCTATTTTATTTGAACAGTTAATGTTAAATAATAATATTAGTGAAAAAGAAAAATCAGATGAGGCTCTACAACTATATTATGGTTATGAAATAGATACAATTAAATATATTAATAATAATAATATTAATCAATTTGTTGAAGAAATGTTATTATTTTATAAGTGTGGGAAAGAAATTATTAGTACTAACGAAGATTCAGAAAAGAGCGAAAACTCTAGTAAAAATGAAATTATCTATAGCTTTGAACATGATGATTTTTACATTTATAGTGCATTTATGCATGATTATCACATTGATTTACAAGATATTGAAGGATTACACTGGTGGAAATTTAAAGCATTATTTAATTCTTTATCAAGTGATTGTAAATTCATAAAAATATTAGAATATAGAAGTATTGATTTATCTGAGATACAAGATAAACAACAAAAGAATTTCTATAGAAAAATGAAAAAACTTTATGCTTTACCTCAGTCATTAGAGGAAAAGGAAAAACAAGCATTAATAACAGAAATGCTATTGAAAGGTGAAGATCCTAGAGAATTATTAAGACAATAGTTAGGTTTTTGTACTATAATATTATTATAGGGGGGAGTATAGTATGAGAAGAAACTCGGGGTCCAATATGAAAAACATTTTTATTGTAATAATAGTTTTTTTAAGTATTGCTATAATAATTGCTGCAATTAGTGCAATAACTAATAAAAAAAGCAGTGTTGCTATAGAAAATTCTAATATTGAAGAAAATCAAGTATTAAGTGATAGTGAAACATTAAAACTTTTTTCAAAATATCATAAACTTTATGATGATAGTATAGAGTTAATAAACAGTGGTATAAGCGGGAAGATATCAAAAAAAATATTTAATAATACAAAAGGATTAAGTAATGAAATAAGAAATCTTAATCTAAAAGAAAGTTATAAAGATGAACAAAATAATTTTGCTATAACTTTTGATTATTTAAATAAATCTATGAAAGCATATAACGATTATGTTTATTTTCAAAGTAAAAGAGTAGATAAATTTGATACAAGTTATCGCCATTGTTTAGATGAATATAATACTTATCTTAGAAAATCTGAATCTCATTATGATTTAATAGATTAATTGATTTATAGAACACTTCGGTGTTCTTTTTTTATGCCTAAAAAGGAGGTGAGGGTATGGCAGCAGATGGAAAAGTTGTTATAGAAGTTGAATTAAAATCTGACCAAGTTGAAGGTCAGTTAAATGAACTTAAAAATGCCTTTGCTGATTTAGGTGGTGTTGGCAAAGTATTTGGAGAAATGAGTTCTATTGTTGGAACATTTTCAAATACCTTTAAAGCTTTAAGTGGAATTGTTGGACCAGTTGCGGCTGGAGTTGTTGCAGCAGTAACTACAATGATAACTGCTTTTTCAAAACTATATGATGCTAGTAAACAGAATTTCTTTGAAAACTTGCAAAATATATCTGAAAAATTACAGCCTGTTGTAGATATAGTTCAAAATGCAACAAATACTATTTTAGATTGTTTTAGTCAAGTTACAGATTTTAATTTTGATTTCAGTTCCTTAATGGCAGATGCTATTGAATTTGAAAGTTCAATGGCTCGTGTATCAGCAATTATGGGTGTTACTGGAAAAGATATTGAAGTCTTAACAGAAACAACTAGGCAATACGGAGCAACCACTAGGTACACCAGTGTACAGGTGAGTGAAGCTTTTAGCTATATGGGTATGGCAGGATTTTCATTACAAGAGTCTCTTGCGTCAATACAAGATGTTTTAAATTTAACTACCATCGGTGCCACTGAACTCGGCACTGCCAGTGATATCGTGACTAAAAAATTGGTCGGTTTAGTAGAAATACTATTCAAAAAACATTCGGTGAATTGCTGGAAAGCTAAGTTAATATTGATACTACAAATTAATAATTAATATGCTAATCAGCAACCAAGCCATGGAAAGCCATAAAAGTACATGGAAGGTTCAGAGACTAGGAGAATGAATAGGCGAATAATAATTTCTCCCACGAGCGCCGAACACCTTAACAAGTAAAGTTGAAGGTGATGATATAGTCCCATCCTCTTATGAAAATAAGAGTTCTAGGATAAAGAGCCTAGATATAAGATAATGGATGGTTTAACTGCAATGAACATGTCTGCATCTCAAGCATCAAATTTCGTAGATTATATGGCAGCAACTATTACTCGTAGTAATACAACTGTTGAATTAATGGGTAGACGTTTTGCCCATGTAAAAACTCTTTAATTCGGTGAAGGCTAAGTTGAGTATTGATTATTAATATTCAATATGTTAATACCGAGCCAAGACTTTACAGAAATGTAAGTAAGGTGTAACGACTAGATAAAGTAACCTAAACAGTTTTGCATGGTGAAATATCCACGAACAGGAGTGATTTATTCAAGATTGAATAATGAAAGATATAGTCTAAACTATATGGAAACATATAGAGCATAGGATAAAGAGCCTATGGTTAATCACAAAAATTGGAAACAATGAAGTACGCCGGTTCAGTAGCTGGGACATTGGGCGTTTCTATGGATGATTTATCAGTTGCTATCGGTCTAATGGCGAATTCATCAATAAAAGGAAGTCGTGCAGGGACTGCAATGAGAACATTGTTGGCAAATTTAAGTGCACCTACTGAAACCGTAGCAAAAGCTATGGATAAATACGGAATAGGACTTGTTACTGCGAAAGATGGTTCAGTTGACTTAGATAAAACATTAAGAAATTTAAGAAGTAGTTTAAAATCATTACCTTTAGTTGAACAAGCAGCTGCATGTAAAGATTTAGCTGGGAAAACGGGTATGACAGGTTTACTATCAATTGTTAATGCTACAGATGATGCATATGATAGTTTAACTGATAGTGTACAAAACTCTACTCAAACAGTTTCTTATTGGAATCAAAATTTAGGAGAAGCAGGAGTTACTGGAGAAGAATGTAGTAAAAGAATAGATAACTTAAAAGAAGTTTTAAGTCAAACAGAATATTTAGGTGCTGCATTCAACATGACTACACAAGATATGGCTTTAGCATTACAAGTTTTAGGTTCTGATGCAAAAGTAACATCGAAAAATGTTGAAGATTTATTCGGTGTATTAGATGCAATGAGAAATCCTACAAATTCTCAGAAAAAGCAATTTAAAGAACTTGGATTAACTTATAAAGAAATTAATGATGATGCTTTTGACTATAGTGCTACTTGTGACATGATTAATGAAAATACAAAAGGAATAGTAGATAGTGCTAAAGGGTTAAAAGATGTTGTTTCTAAACAAGAAATAATTGATAAGTTAAATCCAGATATGTCACTTAAGGAAGCTAATAAAGTATTAAAAGAATATGGAATGTCTGCTAAAAGCGCATCTACCGGCCAAATAGACTTAATAGCAAATTTAACTCAGTTAAGAGAAAAATTTGGCAACATGGATCAAGCGACTAGAGAACAAATTTTAACAAATTTAGGTTTATCTGATTCTTTAGATGAAATAAATGAAATATGTGGTTTATCTGATGAACAATTCAAATTATATTGTGATAATTTAAATTTAGTAACTGGATTATCTGAAAAAATGGCGCAAGCTATGGATGAAACAACTAAAAACAAATTATTAATTTTATCATCTGCTTTGCAAGACGTTGCTATAGAAGGATTTGAGTTCTTAAAACCAGCTATTCAATCTACTTCTGAAAAATTAGCTGAGTTTTTCAGTGTTTGGAGAAGTGGAAATAAAGAAGGCACTGTAGAAGATGGCCAAGTCTTATATACATTTGATAATTTCAAAAAAGCATTAGACAATATGCTTGGATATATAAGAAATGCAGATATATCAGGAGCAATTCAACAGGCTTTTAGTGGAATTAATACTTTTATAACTAAAGGTGGATTAAGCAGAGTATTAGCTATCGGTAAAGAAATTATACATCAAATTTGTCAAGGAATTATAAAAAGTAAAGGTGATATAAGAGAAGGTATTTCAAGTGCTATTAAACAAATTTCTCAATTTGTTAAAGATGTTGCTCCAGAAGTTGAGGAAGCTGGTAAAGTTATTTTAGATGCATTAAGAGACGGAATAAAAAACAATTCAGACAATATACATGACGCTTTAGAGGCAGTTGCTTCTGTAATGAATACATGGATAGAAGGTAGCGAAGAAATAAAATCCTTAACTGGTAATTTTGCAGATATTTTTATTGATAGCTTAATTGAAAATTTTAAATCTAGAACTGTTGGAAGGGCAACGGAATTATGGAATGCAGCTACAAGTTGGTTAACACACTCTACACCAGATTTCAGTAAAGGTGGAACAGGACTTCTAAAAAAAATATCTGAATGGTTTACTGGCGAATCTTATGCTGATGAAAAAACTGGAAATGAAAAACCTCTTAATACTAGCAAAGATTCCAATAGTAACAAAATAAACAATAAACTTTCTAGTATGGATGCTAACGAAATAAAAGCATTACAAACACAATTAACAGCTTTACAGACAACAGCACAAAATGTTTCAAATTCAATTTCTCAAGCATTTACATCAATGCAGAATAATTTAAGAACTAGTTTAGTTGGATGTGCAAATATAGCAAGGAATCAATTTGTAAGTATATCAAACGTAGCTAGAAATCAATCTTTAAATGTTTCTAATATAGTAAGAAACCAATTTTTATCTATTAGTAATATAATACGAAATCAAATTACAAATGCTAGAAATGTTGTTACATCACAAATGATAAGTATGAAAAAAGTTATATCAACTCAAATTTCAGAAGCTAGGAATAAACTAACTTCTCAAATGATATCAATTAGAAATGTATCTAAAACACAAATAACACTTGCTAGAAATGCGGTTACATCTCAAATGATATCAATGAAAAGAGTTATAACTACTCAATCAAGAGAAGCAAGAAACAACTTTACAAGACAAATGATAAGCATGAAAAATGTTGCTAGAACTCAATCAAGAGAAATCGGTCAACAAATGGCTAACGGTGTTACTCAAGGTATTCAAAGCGGTACAGCAAGAGCAGTTAGTGCGGCAAGAAGTCTTGTTAATCAAGTTAATGCAGAAATGAAAAAGACTGCTAAAATAAATTCGCCTTCAAAAGTTACCACTGATTATGGAGAATATATGGACGAAGGTTTAATTGTTGGTATGAAAAATAAAGCTGAACAAGTATATGCCGTAGCTAGGGATGTAACTTCAGAAATGCAAAACGCAATGAAAATGGCTGTTCAATCTGAAACAACTAAGTTTTCATTAGAAGCTAGTAATAATAGTAATCTTAGAATTATAAATAGTGTAAGCAATAATACAGTAAAAGAAATCGCTAATTCATTAGGTGAAACCTTGAAAGAAACTATAGGAGATATAAGTGATAGACCTATACAAGTCCAAGCTAACATGGATAAAGTAAAAGTTGTAGATATAATTGCAAAACCTATCGATGAAAAGAATAAACGAGATGAAAAAAGATTAAATAGATTGGAGGGAATAACAAGTGTTTAAGTTTAATAACATTGATTTAGAAATGTTTGTCAAAGTTATTTCGATAGATACAACTTTGATGTCAGAAAGAGTAAATAACTTTTTAGATCCTCCATCTAAAAACGGACGATATTATCAAAATTCAAAATATGATTATAAAGAAATAACGATTACTTTTGATATAAAATCAGATACAGAAGAAGATTGTAAAGATATTATTGATACTTTATCATCTATATTTGATGTTTCTGAGGAAAAAGAACTTGTTATAGATGACAATGAAAGAGTTTATCTAGCAATTCCTGACGGCAAGTTTTCAAAAGAAAAAATTACTAAAGGTATGCGAAGAATAAAAACATCATTTATATGCCCAATACCTTTTTCGCACAACAGTGATGCAAAGATTTTCAATGGTGGAAAAAAGATAACTGTTACAAACGAAGGAAATACAAGCACTCCTGCTATAGTAGAAGTTGATTTCAACGGTGAAGCAACATATTGCCAAATAGATGGTCAAGACGGAAAAGCAATACTTGTTGGTGAATATCCTAGTTTAGTTAACGAAAAGAAAGAAAAAAATTCTACTATTGTTGATGAACCTTGTGAAACTACAGAAAAATTTGTATCAGTAACAGGGGAAGTTGATGCTAAAAGAACTATAACTGGTACTATTCAACCAAATGATGGTGGCTCTAGTTGGTGTATACAGGCGGCTGATTATGGCAGTGGGGACGATTGGCATGGACCTGCATTAAGATATAATTTACCTTCTAATGTTACTGATTTCGAATGTAGTATGTATTTTTATCATGACAGTACAGGTAAACTTGAATATAACGAGTTTGGCTCTACTAATGTAACAGAAAAGACTAAATACAAAGTAACATCTACTACTGTAAAACTAAAGGAAAAAAGACTTTCTAGCAGTAAAACATTGCTAAGTATAAAAAAAGGTGTTTATTTAACTGCAGATGAAATTGTAAATGGATGGATAAAAACTACATATAGTAGTCAAACTGGATGGATAAAAATTTCAACCGGTTTGAAAAAAGTTACAGTAACAACAGCAAATTATTACACAAAGCAATCAGTATCTTTAAGAGCAACTGGAAGCAAAAAAGCAAAACTTTTAGCTACAATTCCGAAAGGTACTTGTATTGTTGTATACCCAAATAGTAAACAAGGAAAGTATACGAAAGCAACTTATAAAGGGCAAACCGGATATGTTTACACCGATTACATTATAGAAGGGGATAAAGTTCAGATAGAAACGGATAAAGAAGTTGATACTGCAGAAGATAAAATGGGTATTGTAGAATGTTATGGATTAGATCAAAAAGGTAATAAACTTTTCAAAGTTATGATTTGTGACGAAAATGAATACTTCGAAGCTACTTATCCACTTGTGCAAATTGGAAATGTAGAGTTTTTAAAGGATTCAGAATTTAATATACCTAAGATTGACCCAATAATTACAACAAGTGGTTCTGATGACAGTTTAACTGTTACGAAAAAAACCCCTCGAAGTGGTAAAACAGGTAATTGGAACGAGTTTAAAGGCCATTTTACAGTAAGACGAGAAAATAACGAGTGGTATGCAGAAGTAGTAAAATACAATGAAGCTGGAGAAATAGTAAAAACATTGCCAAGTGAAAGAATGAAGAGTGACAAATTTCCTCTTGGTGATTTAAATCATATTGTTATCTTCTTTGGGAAATATGCTGATAAAAAAGTTGTTGATACTATGACTTTTAATAGATTAGTTATAGAAAAACTAAATGAAGATGGAGAAGATGAAAATATTGATACTACTATATTTAAGCAAGGCGATACATTAAAAGTAGATTTTGCTAACAATGAGGTTTATATAAATAATGTAAAAAACATGGAACATGTTGATATAGGCAGTAATTTCTTTGAAATCCTCCCAGGCGAATACAATTTAAAAATTTCAAGTGATGCAGATATTACAAGTTCTATAATTTTTAATGAAAGGTGGTTGGATTAGTTGGAATTAGTTACTGAAATATATATTCTAAATAGAAATAAAAAAATAATAGACGTGCTATCTAATAACGGGGCTAATCCAAATAGTCCTTTTTTTGATGATATTTATAAAATTTATTTAAATACAGGAGCAGAAAGTTTTGAATTTTCTACAGTGACAAATAGCAGAACTTCGAGTTTACAAAAGGGCTGTTTTATTGCTTTTAAATATAAAAATAAAACAAAATTATTTCAAACAATAAATACATCAAGCGAACATTCTGATGGCCTAATCAAGAAAACCTGTTATTGCGAAACCATTGGACTTGAACTTTTAAATAAAGTTGTTAGAAAAAGTATTTTACAAGGTGATGTAACTACATTTTTTAATTTGATTTTACAAGATTCAAGTTTTGAACTTGGATATGTAGATCCTCAAATCAATGAATTTAGAAGTATTAATATTGAAAAGCCAACACCTATTTATACTGTAATACAAGATAATCTTGAAAATTACAATATAGAAATAGAGTTTACGGTGGAAATAAAAAACAATAAAGTCTATAAACAATATATAAATGTCTATAGACAAAGAGGAAAAGTTACACATGAAAGATTTGAGTATTCAGAAAACGTAGATAACGTTAAGAAAAAAGAAGATTTATCTGAATTTTGTAGTGCTTTAATTGGATATGGCCAAAACGGAATTGATTTTAGAAATGTTGAATGGTTAACAGCTAACGGAAATCCAGCTGATAAACCTCTTAATCAAGATTTTATTTCAGATGAAGAAGCTCATATGTATTTTCACAACGATGATGGAAGTTACATAATGGGCGTTTATGAATGTGATGCTAGCAACCAAGCAGACCTTCTAAATGAAACGTGGAAAGAGTTACAACGAAGAAAAGAACCTCAACTTGACTATGAAACAAATATAATTTATTTTTCTGATGACATTGATATAGGTGATACAGTTTATGTTATAGATAATGATTATGTAAAACCATTACATTTACAAGCTAGGGTAACAGAATTAGAAATATCATTTACCGATTGGGCAAAAAAAAGTAAATGTACATTAGCAAATTATAAAGAAGTAAAAAGTAAAATAAAAAATCTTACAAAAAGTGATGATTTAATAAAAGAAATAATTGAATTTCTTGGCGGTATAGGTGTAGGGGACTTAACCGACGAGGATATTGCAAAAATAAGAGAATATCTTGAAAAAATGGGAGTAGAAAAAGAAGAAATTGATAAAATATTTGATGAAATTAGCAATATTATTAATCCTAAACCAACTCCGCCTGATGAAGGTGATGATGGCGACCCTATTTATATAACTGATTATAAAAACGGGGTATGGCTTGGTGATGATAGATTTTATCAAATCAAAAAATCTAATACAGTTTCGACTACAGACCCAGCTAATGACGAGTATGCAGAAGCATTAGCATTATATGAAAAATATGACATAGGTAAATATCAAAATAAAGCAGAAAATAATTTAGACTCTACAGGAAATAAATATAAGTTATATCTTATAGTTGAATATTATGCTAGAAAATTTGGCTTAGATGTAAATCTTATATATGCAGTTATAATGGGAGAATCTAGGGGTGACCCTTATAGTACTACTGGTAGTAATGGTGGCTACGGCCTTATGCAATGTGAAAGAAGTACATACTTCAAAGAGTGGGGGAATAAAGCTCAAACCATAAAATATATAGATGGCACAACTAAAACATTCCTTCCGTCTTATTCCAACATGACTCCATACAAAGGAGGGAATGCTACTTTAAGTGGAATTACAGTCGATAGAAACATCTTAAATCAAATAAGATTCGGCTGTTGGGAATTGCGTCAATGCATAGATTATGCTCATGGAAACATATTTGCTGGTTTAGTAGCTAACAATATGGGACAGGGCTCATTAAACTGGATAGTGAGTAAGTATGTATGTGATAAATATGGATATACATTTGTTGATTCTTATTATTTAAGTTCTCAATCTAATCAAACAAAGTTGAAAGTTTATGAGGAATTAGATAGCCTAAAGTTTGATTTTGCAGCTTACAGACAAACGCTTAAAGACCAAAAAGGATTAGGAACACCGAACAACGTAGAGCTTTATTTATGTTGGTATAAAGTAGTAAACGGTCAATTGCCTTACTACAAAGATGTACAAGGAAATAAATTAGGCTTTGGAGTTGGTGTATCTACTCCAAAAGGAACAGGCAAAGCAAGTGCAAGTGATATAAGACAAGCAATTGTTGATACTGCAAAAGCTATAGTACAACAACATACAGATAAGTTAGCTACTTATGACCAAGAATATAGAACATGGAATTTTAAAAAGCCCAAGCAAAGAAAAGGCAAATTTTATGGAATACAAGACCCTATTTGTTACGACTGTAGCTCTTTAGTTACTTGTTGCTACGGAGAAGCGGGATTAATAAGTATTTTTCGCAGTGATTCGTATTGTGCTTATGGTACACTTGTTAAATATGCTACAGCTAAAAGTGGCTATACAATGTTTAAAATAACTAAAACAAGCATTGAAAATATGTTGCCTGGAGACATTATAATGATGTGCAATAAGGAATGCCCTGACACTCTTACAAGAAGTCAAGCTATGAGTAAAAATTTTACACATCATACGCTAATTTATTGTGGCAAAGAAAATGGCACTCATATGGTAGCTCATGCTAGAAAGTGGGATTCTTGGCCTAATGCAATTAGATATATGGCTGTATATTCTGACATATATAAATATGGATTCTGCTTACGACCTTATGATTTAGTTGAAGCCGATAATAACAATGTGGAAGAAACTCCTACGATAGATAAAACAGATATGAATGAAGTGTATATAAAAGCTGTTAGAAAAGCAAATGCATATGATTTTTATGATGACAACAATAATTTGTCAAATAAAGTAGAGGGGCTATTTGAAGATGATGATAAAGTTTATCCAAGTTCAGCACCTTATACACTTATTCACTTTGGATTGAATGATCTAACAGAAAAAGGTATAACAGGAATTAAAACTCTTACAAATATCTTAAAAACAAAATATAGAAATACACCGATTTTCATATTAAAGGAATTACATGTTGGAACTGCTTATGCAGATTATACAACTGTAAATACTTCTATAGATGCATTTAACACTGAAATTAAAACATTCTGTGACAATGAAGAAAATGTATTTTTATTAGATGTTTCTAGTAAATTAGAAACTTATACAAGTGTATTAAACTCAAATTACACCAATGACGGTTATTCTTTTAAGGATGATACTAGCATTGGTGTTTTTTATGATGCAATAAAAGAAAAATTACTAGCTACCCCTATCGGCTATAAAAAGAAAGATGATAGTGGTAGCACTGGCGGTGGGAACGATGACGATAGCAATGCATCGAAACGTGAAGGTAAAGTTATAGATATCGTATTAGAAAGCACAAAAACTTACACTTGGCCTAAAATGACAATAAAATCACTTACATTTAAACTGCAAAGTGATGTAGATAAAAGTTTTTACGCTAGAATGATATTTACTACTGCAGATGAAATAAGTTACTCACAAAGTAAAATTTGCTATCTTGAGGGCATAGATTGTATTGCTGGGCAACTAGTACCAAAACCTAACACTGGATATAAAATCACAATAATGGCCAATGTAAATAGTTCAATAGATTATAAATATTACGGCTCTGTGTCAGTAGACAAGGGCGAAGGATATGCAGACCCTTATACTTTTAAAGGTGGAGAAAAGGTAGCAGAAATAGCAAAAACATACCTTAATCAAACGGGACTTGAATACAGGGGACAATATTCTACAACAGCAGTAAAAACACCCGCATCATATTCGAATCCAGCTAAATATCTAGATAAATGGTACGATTCGAGCAGAAAAAAGGCACAAATAGACTGTAGTACACTAACAAAATTTGCATATATGGGATTAGATTATGACCATTCCCCTTATGCTAACCACAAGATGACAAGTCTAAAACGTAATACTGCTTATAGTTGGGCGTTTACATTCCCTCGTACTGCAGCAGAGCAAGCTGAATATTGTGTTAAGAACGGTTGGGTTTTACATGATGTAGATATAATAAATTTCAGCAATTTAGAGCCTGGAGACATTGTATTTTGGGATAGAGATAACAAAGAAAACGGTCGTTATATGAATTGCTCACATGCAGCTATTGTTATTAAAAAAACAGAAGATGGTGGTTCGGTATATACAATAGAATCTACTCAATGTGAAAACGGTGTGAAGACAAGATTGATAACAGAAAACAAAACAGATAAGATACTATTCTGTGCTAGACCTAAGAAATTATAGGAGGGATTATTATGAGCAATATAGAGACTATAACTAGAGAGCATGATAATTTCTCCTCTAGTTATGATGAACTTGTTTCTTTACTTGAAAGAGTAATAACAAATAGAAAAATAACACAAGATGACAAATATGATTTAGAAAAGGCGCATGCCACTTATTCAGAAAATTATAATGAAGTCAAAAGAATACTAGAAAATGAAAGACAGACTAATCTGAAAGAACAAATTAAAGCTGTAAGTGACAGTAAATTAGATGCAGATATAAAAAGCATAGTAAATATTCTTACGAATAATGGAGAAAAAACGACTTTATATTTAGATGAAGATGGAGTTTTATATATAGATGGGGAAAAAATTCCAGAAATACGTCAGACAAAACTTATAGTAGATGAACAAAATGGGAAAATTGAATCTTTAGTTGCTGATGGATTTGTAGAAGATGCCGAAGGGAATAAAGTTAAATTAAAAGTTCTATATTCAACATTATCTCAAACTGTAAATGGAATTGAGACAAATGTTGGTACTATAGAAGGGATAGCCAATGACGCTAATTCAAAAGCAGAGGCTGCTATTACAAAAGCATCCCAATTAAAACAAACTGTTGATGGTATTAAGTCCACTGTAACAAGCACCAGTACTGTAGTAGATGGGTCTATAAAAGAAACTTATAATGAATTCTATTTATCTGATAGTAATACTTCTGCAACTGGAGGTGCTTGGTCTACAACTGCCCCTGCCCCACAATCGGGTAAGTACATATGGTTAAGAGATGTGTATGTAACAAATAAAGGAGATAAAACTTATGGCAACCCTGTATGTATTACTGGGGCTAAAGGGGATAAAGGTGAACGAGGACTTCAAGGTTTACAAGGTGAAAAGGGAGAACAGGGAGTTCCTGGTAAAGACGGAGATGGGAGAACATCTTATTTCCATATAAAATATTCTAGTGTATCTAACCCTACTTCATCTGACCAAATGTCAGAAACACCTAATATTTATATAGGAACTTACGTGGACTTTGACCCTTCAGATAGCACCGATCCTAATAAATATACTTGGTATAGATTCCAAGGTTTACAAGGTGAAAAGGGAGAACGAGGAATACCTGGAGTTGGGACAGATGGAAAAACAAGCTATCTACACATTAAATATTCTGATGACGGTGGCCGAACTTTTACATCCTATAACGGTGAAACTGTAGGTACTTATATCGGAACTTATACAGATTTTAATCCAAGTGATTCACATGATGTAGGTAGTTATACTTGGGCTAAAATTAAGGGTGACCAAGGTAGTGAAGGCATTGGCGTAAAACAAGTGCAGATATTATACTATGTACACTATAGTAAAACATCAGCTCCAAGTACTTCAGCTACAGGGTGGACAACAAATATCCCAGCTTATCAGACAGATAGATATTTATGGCAAGTTAATAAAATTACTTATACAGATAATTCGATAGCTTTTACTACTCCTGTATATCTAAGTAGTTGGGAGGCTAATAATAAAGCAGAAACTGCAATATCTATAGCTAACCAAACAAGTGAAAAATTTGAATGGATAGTGCAAAAAGGCTCTACAAGTTCAAGCATAACTTTGACTGATAGCTTAATACAAGCAATAGCATCTTCTAACATTCAATTGTCAGCTAAGAAAATATTAATCAACGGATTAATGGAAGGTTCTGGTTGGAAAATTACTGATGAAGGTGAATTAGATATTTTGGATCTAAATGTAAGAGGTAATTTTACATGTGATTCTTTAAATGTAGATACTTTGATATCAGCAGATATTCCACCTGCACTTTCTGAAAATAAAACTATCTATGTATCAAGTGGAGAAACAATTTCACAATATTTAGATGATTTACCGTTGAATCTTAATGGTTTTACAGTAGAAATTTATCTAACTTCAAATACAACAGAAAATCTTGAGTTGAGAAGACATGCAAATGGACTAGTCAATATATTTCTATGTGGTAACACAATAAAAGGAACTATACGAAGTATATATAATAATGCCAAATACAGTATTTATGGGGGTAATAGTACCACAGACACTACGATGGGTTCTATAATGCCTTATACTAGTTATAATGTGGGAAGTTATTATTATACTACTATATTTTCTGATTGCCCTAACGTAAATCTATATAACTTAAAAGTTTATGGCGACAGTGTAAATTCCAATTCTGTAGGAGTTGGAGCAACTCAAAAATCAAAAGTGTATATGGAAAATATATCATTTGTAGGTTGTAAATATAATTGTAGAACTTATTCGATGACTGAATTGTATTGTCAATCATCTTCTGGTCTTTCGACTGGAAATTCGTGGAATGCTGGTACAGGAGCAAAAATTGTGTTATATCCAGGACAACAAGCAGGTGGAGGAAATAATACATTTACAAGTGGTAATGGACAAATAATTTCTACTGGAGTTACTTTTGCATCTTCAAAAGATAGCGGTTCAAATACAACTACTGTCAACCCAACAACAACTAGATTTGAAACATTTAAACCAAAATATGCAGACACTTATAGAAGTTCAAAATACAATAACTGGGAAGGTAGAGGAAAATGTAGACAAGGTAATTGGGGATATGGTAATTGTAATGGTTATTGGTTCTATGGTAGCCAATTTGCAGAAGTTAAAGGCAAGAATATAACAAAAGTTGAAATAGATGTAGCTAGAAGTAGTGATATAGGTTCATCAGCATCAACTTCTCATACTTTTAGAGCACATACATATGGTAGCCGACCAAGTTCAACGCCTAGTTTTTATACTAGTTGCAACAAGTCTCTATCATTAGCATGGGGAGGAAAAGGAACAGTTACAATTACAGATTCGACTGTTCTAAGTGGAATAAAAAATGGAACAATAAAAGGATTTGGAATTCAGTCAACGTACGATAGTAGTCATTACTCAGCGCTAAGTAACGGAACAGTAAGAATTTACTATACAGAATAGGAAGGGGATGTGTTAATTTGATTAAATACAACTACGAAGTATCTGTAAATGAAAATAGAGCAAAATTAAATAAAGACATTTTTTTATTTAGAGGTAATAGAAATATACATTATTATTTTTCAATAAAAGGTGCACGTTTTGCCTTTGAAAAAGAAGGAGATTTAATAGAAAATGCAAATGCGATTTATGCAGCAGTTACAGTAATAAAACCAAATGGGGTTGAAGTTGCAAATGCTATAGCTCCAGTTGAAAATGGTTTAATTCATTTAAAAGTTACAGAAGATCTAATAGATGAAGAAGTTGAGATAGGGGATTTTGATTTAGTATTTGACTTGTTTGATGACAGTGATGGTGCTGTGACAATTCCTAAGATAAAAGGTCAATTTCATGTTCAAGAAAGACCTTGTACAACTTCAATTGGAACATTATCAGGAAATGTAAATGTTGTTAATCAGGCGGTGGTAGATTTGGCAATAGCAACACAAGAAAACGAACAATTAATCGTAGTAGATGATGACGGAAAATATGTTAAAACTACATGGGTAAAAGGGGATAAAATCAGTATCGAAAGATTAAATAAAATAGAAGAAGGAATAGAAAAAAATAGTACACAATATAAAGATATTGCGAACAAAACTGTTGTTGAAAATAATAAATTATACTTAGTAAAAGCAGATGGTACTAAGTTAGATGAAGGGACAGAATTACCAACATCAGGGAATGTATCAAATGTATTCTCTCCATTAAAAACAGTAAATATTGGAGAAATATTTGAACAACCAGAAACTTATTTAGCTTGGTTTCAAGGGTGTATGAAATATGATGAAGAAATACAATGCCCTGTAGCCGTAATTAGTGGAAAAGATACACACCTGAGTGGCTCTGGAAAATGTTACTTTTTAAAAATAGAACCAAATACAGGAGAAATTACGTTATCAGTAGCAGGGCAATATGATGATGAAGACACTTACGGTTGTTTTTCTCAATCTTTTTATATTGATAAGGATGGAAATTATAATTTTTATGCCAGTATACATGAGTCTAGTGGTTGGACTGAAATTAATAAAAGAAAATACACATCAATAGATAAAGGAAAAACATGGACTTTTAAAGATGTAACGAAGGATAAAACCCCAAATGGGTCTATAATAAAGTTAAAAACAGGAAGATTGATAGGATTGATTGCAAATGGCAATTCTGCAAGAGGGCAAGCTATATATTCAGATGATAATGGAGAAACATGGACTGAAGGGTTTGTTTTTTCTGGCTCAACTGAAGTAGAGATAATAGAATTAAAAGATTGCCTAATTGCTATTGGAAGAAAAAACCTCACATATACTAATGCTCTTCCAGCTATTTTGTATTTTTCTTCAGACAATGGAATTAATTGGACAGATGGAATAGAATCTACAACGATAACAGATATGTGTAATCCTTGTTCAGGCATATATTGGAATAAAGATAATGTATTAGAATTATTTTATTGTTCCAGAGCATCTAATAATGGAAACACAGGAACTATCTATCATGCTTATGCAAAATTAGAAGATGCTAAAAATGATAATTTTACAGTTGAAAAAATAGGAGACTCCAAACAAACATCTATAGGAATAGATTTTGGTTATTGTTCTACAGCTTGTAATCAAGATGAAAAGGCATGGGTAATTTATTACGATAAAGCAGATTCAGGTAAAGGAGTAAATTTAAATTTAATTTTATGTGATAAAATTCGTGTTACTCTTCCAGTTTCAAATTCAACCAATAGTTTAATTTCATTATATTCAAGTAAAACAATAGAGGATAAAATTAAAGCTTTAAAGATAACGTTAAATAATAGAATTAATGAAATAATAATATCTGGAGGAGGGTCTGTAACTCCACCTAGTGGTGGAGGTGATGTGACAGAAGGATTCTATACTTTAGATAAGCTTAAATTATGTATAGACGCTAAAACATTAACTAATTATTCAAAGACAGGAATAAAAGAATTGATATCTCAAACAGAGGCAACTATAACTCCAAATATAGAAGGAACGGCAATAACTGATTTGATTTCTTCTAAAGGATTATCTAAATCGACACTAGTATTTAACTTACCAACTGCATTAAACCCAGATAATGGAATAACAATCGAATTAACATTAAATGGTAGTGATATTGGTACATTATTAGAAATATTACCTGAAAATCCAACAGGTTCTTGGGCTAATTCATTTGGTCGTAATAGCACAAATGGTAATCAAATTACGGATTCTTATGACTATGTTAATACATCAAATGAAAGGATAGGAAATAACTGCCGAGGCTCTCGTAATCTTGGTGATTGGAGTAATTTTACTCATTTTGTACTTATAATACCTTCTTTAGAATCAATAAGTAAATCTGGAGTTAAAGGAAGATTTATATGCAATAATATCGAACTTGATAATACTGCCAATTGGTGGGGTTATGAAAATTTTAAATCGTTCTTACCTGATTTAGTAAAAAAAATTACATTTAAAACTGGTTCATCTAATTTAGACAACACTCTTATATCTTTAAGGGTGTACAGTAAAGAACTTAGCCTTGATGAAATAAATGCAAATTATAAATACGAACAAAGTAGACAATTAATTTAATTAAATAGTTTACTTTTGAACATTCCTTATATTACTATTATATAGGGGGTGTTTT